CCCCGCAAATACCCGGGGTAAACACCCCAAAAAACCAATAGCCCCCCTAGGCCAGATACCCCGTCCCGGGCCTATCCCAAAAACCCCAGCCAAACGTCACGGTTAGAACGGGACTTTTGTTACGGGAAAGGGCCAAGGGTCTGCTATACAATATAGTTATCCTTAGAAAGGAGGATTTTTACTCATGACTCAAACAAGCAAGTCCCTAAGTATCCGTAAGGCGGCCGATTTCCTAGAGGTTTCAGAAATGTACCTCCGAAAGCAGATCAAACTCGGCAAGATTCAAACCACGAAGGTCGCGATTTCGGACCACGTTTGGCGACATGAAATAAGTTCCGCCGAATTGGCCGCTTTCAAGAATCGCTCATCTGTGCGAACTTCGCGCGATGATGGCCGGAATAAGTTTGTGGTTTATATGAATGCCACCGAATTAGCCAAGGTTCAGCAAGTATTGAAGGAGGCGAAATTGGACCAGGTTGCGGCGCTTATCGCGCGCGCTAACCCCTCCAAAGGCGAGTAATTAGCCCAAGCAAGGCCAATTGAATAGCCCCGGGCCGCTCACCCCGGGGCACTTTTTTTGCTCCAAAGCCCCCCTTTTTCCGCACCATTGGGGGGTTTATTTTTCCCGGGGCCGGGGGTATCCCATCCTATCCCCTTCCGGGGTCCCCCCTACTCTCGCGGTGGACGGTGCCATATAGGGCCTGCCACGGACTTCCCACTTTGTTCCCCTCCGGGGTCCCCCTTCCGTCTCTCGGCGGGGGCCGTCCATTGAGCCCTGCCACAGGGGACCCGCCTTGGCCGGTGTCCGGGTCGCCCCTCCCGAAGGGCCTCCGGGGGTCCCCCCTGTCCTCTCGCAGGACACTCCGCATATAGAGGCCTGCCGCGGGGGTCCCGTTTTGCGCCTCCGATTGGGGGTACTGCACCCGGGGCTCACCTCCCTACGGTCACCCCGCACCGAAAAAAGCATCGTGCTGGCTGCCCCCCTCAGGCTCCTCCTCTCCCCGTTCCGCCACATATAGAATATCTAAGCCTCCTCTCCTTCCAGCCTCCGCCACCGGTCCCGGTGCCTACGGGATTATCGTACGCCGCCAATTTGGTCCTTTTGCCACGGTTGCAAGATTCATGGGGTTCATGGTATAATTTAGTTACCCTTAGAAAGGAGGGCACAACCATGACTACCGAAAGTAATGCCTCAAGCTCCACCCCCACCAAAACCTCCTACACGCTGCGTCAAGCTGCAGCCAAGTTAGAGGTATCCGAGATGTATCTTCGAAAGATGGTAAAGCTCGGCAAGATTGCAACCGCGAAGGTTCAGATCACTGAGAACGTCTGGCGCCACGAGATCTCCGAGGCCGACCTGAGTGCCTTCAAGGCTCGCACCAGCAACCGCAGCTCACGGAACGATGGCCGCAACAAATTCGTCGTGTACCTCAGCCATCCTGAGGAAGCACAGCTCCGCGCCCAGCTGAAGGCCCTGAAGATGACCGACGTCGAGAAACTCCTGACCCGCGCCAACCCCGGCAAGACTGAGAAGGCCTAACCATGTTCAACGATCACAAGAACTACCGCCACTACGTACGACCTCCAGTTGACGCCCGCAAGAGGGCCCTTCAGGACCGACGCCTCACATACGAGGCATGGCTCGAGATGATCCTCATCGTGGTAGTTGCCGCGCTGGTGTACGTCATCCTAGTCGGACCGTAGTAGTAGCAGCACACAACTGAATAGCCCCCGACCGACCATCGGGGGCAAATTTTTGTTCCTGTTGGGGGTACCGCTCCGATGACTCCACCAGTCCCGCATAGGCTCCAAAAAGACTCCTAGGGGTACCCGACTGTCCTCTCTCTGCGGACGGCGTATATTAAGCTCTGCTAAGCCTTCCGCATCTTGTCATCTTTGTCCTCTGACCCCTGCCGAACTCGTTGTCGTACGCTGCGAATTTGCTCCACCACGGACTCTTGCAAAAACCCCGTTTTTAGGTTATAATTGTAGTATCCTTAGAAAGGAGGATGTATATGTCAACAGACAAGTCAGAAAGTCAAGTACGTGAACGGATTGCTGAAGGCCTGCAAGATAGGCTAATCGATGCTTCGGAAGACTTATTAGCGGCCGTCGACTATCATATGCACGTCAGATACGACCGCAAGCAGTTGTTCGAAGCGATGCGCCTTGTCATCGAAATCGAAGACCTAACCGAGCATCTACAGCAGTATAAAGAATCCTAAGTTGTCTGCTAGTCGAGCCTTTGGCTACGGTCGAAGGCTCGACTACCGTACGCTGCGAATTTGCTTGCCTGGCGTATCTTGACAAATTCCTTGGGTTCGTGTTATAATTGAAGTATCCTTAGAAAGGAGGATAAGTATGGAAGACCATATTGTGTATGGAATGGTGTCCAATCCTGTTGCTGATTGTCACATTGTGCGAGACCGCAAAGGCTACAGGTATGAACACGACGGCCTGCTACTCGATGACGGTGCAATACGACCCACACGGCCGCCAAGAGTAGCATCATTGATGGCTGTGTATGTCCGCGTTGGACCACGTGTACCGTTCACTCTAAAGCAGGCACGAGAGTACAACTACGAAGCCGGTCGCCACTATCACGCAATGAGTTACTATGGTTGGGGCTCTGTTTACCCTGCCGAACTCAAGCTTGAAGTGCTCCGCGACCACTGGGTGATCATCAACACTAACGACAACTTCTCGAGTGCGGCACGCTGGCATCTAAAGATCGTCTTGCTGGACTACACACTCACGGTCGAGAAGGTGGAGCGTGGTGTCTACATGTTCCACAAAACGACCAACATCGAAGCGTTCCCTAATCTGGATACGCTCGCTGACTTCTACGATAGGTACTGCGCTAAGTTCGCAAGGGAAGGAGTGGGGTGGTCATGATCGACAATCGAATCAATCCAGGTGACCGTGTAAAGATCGTTGGTCAGGACGGGTGGCCAGTAAAGACTGGAGCAGTCCTGACGAGTCACAACTATGGTACTCTCGAGAACCCTGATTGGTACATCGAGATGACTGACGACCGAACTGGGTACGTGTACTGGAAGCAGTCCATTGATGGCGGAAAGGTGGAGAGACTATGAATCACATCGCCTGCAAGCGAACCCGAAAGCCCCTGACGGACGAAGATATCAACGAACTAGTCGTCCAAGCGACACTCTTGTTGTTGGGTGCGGCTCATAAGGTCCCGCCGGACCTCTACAAGATTGTCGAAGAGCGTAACCTCGGTACAACCATCCTCATCCGGGCGGAAAAGACTGGCGACAGACAGCTCCTGGATGATGCCATAGCCCAATGGGGCTAACTAACCTCTCTCTAGAAAGGAGAACCCATGTCATTCAATAAGGCACTACTTGATTTTGCTCATAAGTACGGACCCAAAGTTGGCACTTCTGAGTACGCAGCATTCATGAACGATCTCAGAGTGGTCGTAGTCGAGGCACAACGCCATTTTCGCTACGAGCAGGTCACCGGGCAGTTCACAGACGGCGGTGGAGATAAGTTCCTCTCCTTGTGCCGCACTCACAACATCGATCCCATGAAGGAGGCATAACGTGAACCAAGATAAGGAGCTCTACGTCGACGCAGGTCCCGACGGTAAGTGGACTGCATGGACATTCCGTGATAGCAACCTGGTCCAGTTCACTGGCAACAGGCGGCAGCATCTTACCAAATCAACAATGGAACGTATCGCGCAGCTAACGTACAGCGCGGATAAGCTCAGCGTCCAGCTACTGTCTCCCACAAACGGCCATACTATCTTCGTCGTATCGGACTGGCTAATCGCTGTACGCAAGGCAGCTGAACAGGAGCCAAGCCCAAAGGCACCTACCCAGGGCCTGTGCAATGACGAGGTTGAGAGGCTAATAACCGACGACGAGTGTCTCGCATTGACAGTGTCAATCGGTCTTGCACGTGGCGAAGAAGGGTTCACGATCGCAGAGGTACTCAAGATTGTGGAGTGGGCCGAAGGAGTGCGCTTCGCAGACGCTCTACTTGAAGCAGTGATTGAGGGAGCTGTACTCGTGAGCGTTGATAAGAAGGGCGAGTTGATATACTTGCCAGGAGAGGATCCAGATGGCATTCAATAATAGGCTAGCTCAGGTCGATGGCTTGCAAGTCTGTACTGTCACTGCTCTCATTGAGCGTGACGCACATGGCGGTATGCGTGTGCTCAAGGTACTTGCTGACGGTATCCCCGTTGGACGAACATACGGTGGGGTAAACGTTGATCATTGGGTTGCTACCTTCGCAGCGAAGCAACTCATCATAACCGTAGAGGAGGTCGAAGATGAGTCTGACTAATGGTGAAGTCCTTTATGGGCTTCGAAACCTAGCAACGGGAGATGGCGAAGAGGAACGCATTGCGGATGTGACCTCTGAAGTCTCTCAGAAGGTGCATGACCTAGTTGCTAAGGGTCAGCACGTCCTGGCTTATCGAGTTGCTATTCGGGAGTCAGGAATCAAGGTGCATGAGCACGAATGCATGGAATGGGCTGAGTGGTGGCTTGAACCGGATACCGATCCTGAGGAGCTAGCTGGCGACATGTACAAACAGTACCTCTCTATCAACAGACCCGATGGCCAGTCTTTGTCTCATCACGTGATCGATGACATTGAGTACCTGTTCGTGGTTGACGAAGGCTTCTCGGCCGGCTGGCGTGAGCAGATAGAGGAACGATGGTCTGCAACTTATCATGGACCATTCTATATCTATCCTACTAACGACCCTGTAATAACTCTACTTTCAAATGCTCCGATGTCTGAAGATCAAAGGTACGCTGCGGAGCATCCTGAAAACCCGAAGATGTAAGGAGGATGCAATGGCTGAACCCACAAAGAAGGCACCCGCCATCCGTGAGATGCTTGACGACATGAGCAAGATTATCACTGGGCGTTCGGCAAGTGAGTCAATCAAGAGTGACACCTGCGTACGATGTAACAAGCCGGTCGCCGATTCGGAGTTCGTTGATGAGTGCTCCAAACGTGAGTACCGCATCAGCGGTCTCTGCCAGGCTTGCCAGGATGAGATCTTCGGCGGGATGTCCTAATAGTCACGAGACTCCAACACTGCTAATTTGCTCTGTTGGGGTCTCTTGACAAAAACTATGGGTATATGTTATAATTGTATCATAATGAAGGAAGGTGCACATGACGGATGAGCGTACAGAGTCCACATCAATACCGTATCCTGTCAAGAAGTACGATGGTGGTATGGCGTATTGCGTTTGTTGTCGCGGTACGTTTAGTGCCGACAAAACCATTTTCGGCGTCTCACCTTATTTCCCGCTAGTACCGCCTGACCACTTCTGTAAAGAGTGTGCGAAGGCGTTGGACGTGACAGGCTATGAATGGCCTACACCACGTACCGCTAGTCATCCATGTGGATGAACTTTCATAGAAAGGAGGATAACATGGAACCGAAGGCAGTATCAAGGATGATCAAAGTCAATCGCGAGTTGACCATCAAAACAGAGCCCTTCAGGAAGCAGTGGTACCTGGCAGCTCGTTACATGTGGACAACTCCGGACGGTGAACTGGCCTACGACCGCAACGGTATCAACATGCCGCTCGATGTCGCTGAGGAAGTGATCCGTAATATGGTGGAAGTATTGAACGAAGCCACCGGAACTAACTTTGCCCTGGTTGAATCCAAGGCCGACGCGGAGGAGTAATGGTGCAACCTTCTGCACTCATACAATGTATGAAGCCCGCTAAGCATCAAGATAATCGGTGGGCACCCAAGTACTACGTTGGTCGCGTGTATCTTGTATGGCAACATTGTGAGCTTGAGCTGCACGGACGATATGCTACGTGTACCGAAGCACAGATATACACTGCACATGTAGTCGAGCGCTTCCTTCGTATGTACATCCCAAAGGATTCTAGCCAATGACCGGCAAGAATCTTTCTCACGAAACGTTCACGTTCCTTTCACGTTGTTTTCACGTTGTGAGCGTATCATATAATCATCGTAAGCACGTCCAAACCCAATTCTACAGGAGAGTATTACAATGGCATTCCCTAATATCGATTATCCCGATCCCATGAATCTTCGTCTGGCCGCGTTGTTCATCGACGTAAGCGAGATGCGGATCCGCGCCCTGCTTCGTGAGGGTAAAATCAAAGCCTCCAAAGACGCTGAGGGCCGCTGGTCAGTTACCAAAGCCGATCTGAACGCCTACGCCGCAACCAAAGGCACTCGCAAAGCCACCGGCGAACGCGCCGAAGGCAAAGCATGGATCATTCACGTCAAAGCCGTCAACGCCAAAGACGTTCAGGCAGCCCTGGACAAGTTTGGCATCAAGCTGGAACCTCGGTACGACTACGAGAAGCAGAAGGCTTACCGGACTGAGCGCGCCAAGAAAATCTCCGCCGCCAAGAAAGCCGCTGCGACCGCCCCGAAGCCTGTCGAACCCAAGGCACCGGCGAAGTAGTAGCACCCTAACAACTGAATACTTGTACCCGCGAGAGGGAGCGAGATGCTTCCTCTCGCTATCACTTGCAAGTACGTTCTCAGTGATAACGGCATCACTATCGATTGCCCGCGTCACTTCAGGTTACCATACCTGACTCCTTTCTAGCGTACTTGCAAGTAGTAGCGGGAGGAATACCCCGCGGGAAAGGAGGCTAAAGGATGCGAGTCCTAGGGATCGACCCCGGTGAGACCACCGGACTTGTTGAAGCACGATTCGACGATGACGGTTTCCATGTTGTTCATGCAGTTGATGTGACATGGGAAAACCGGTTCAGTCTCATGTACTATCTTTACTGCGGTACACCCCGTCAGGGGCTACTGATCGAACCTCCGGACATCGTCATCGTTGAATCGTTCCGCCTATACGCCCATACTGCACACAGCCAAATACGAAGTGACTTCCCTTCAGTTCGCATTATAGGGATGGTTGAAGCTTTCCTTTATAACTACCCCTGCAAGATTCCGTGCGAGCACAGTGAGATAGTCTTTCAACCTGCATCAAGCATTGCTCTGGTTGCCATCGAGAAGGAACACGGTATGGTTCTTGGTTCGGCACACATGATCGATGCCTATAAACATGTACGCTACTTCTATATAACGCAATGGAGGTCCGGTAAATGGATAAAGCGCGCACACTAATTGTCACCGCGACAGCTTGGTTATCGTTCTTGGCTAACTTGTGGTTGGTCTTCTTCAACGTTCTCAATCCATGGACGCTGATAGCATCAGCCTTATTAGTCATTATAGCCTTCGGATTCGCAGCGGTGAAATGAAGACCCTCTATAACTACCAACGACAGACTGAGCACAAGGCCTTCAAGAGCAATCTGTTCATAGCATTCGAGCCTGGCTTGGGTAAGACTGTAACGGCTATCGAGTTGGGTAAGGACATTATGGCCTCGCCTGCACTCATCAATGCCAGTGCGGTTCTTGTTATCTGTCCTAAGCGTCTTCGCTTGCAGTGGATCTCGATGATCCAGGAACAGGATCCTATCACACCGATAACTCTTATCGAGACCGGTATGGTCTTCAAAGGACGAGAGCTCTCTGGTTGGGTTGTCTCTCACTACGAAGCCGTTGTTGATACCCAGAAGTACTTACGCCAACGTGTGTGGGGTCTTGTCATCGTTGACGAAGCACATCACATAAAGAACCGAAAGGCACTACGTACCAAGGCAGTGCGATCGATTGAAGCCATTCGTAAGGTGGCTCTCTCTGCTGTTCCTATGGATCGAAGTCCGGCAGAGCTTTGGAGTGTACTCAACTGGATGTTCCCCAACACGTATCGTTCGTACTGGAACTTCATTGAGAAGTATTGCTCCATGGAAGCTGTACCACCTTGGCTCACTGGTGGTAAGTATGCAGGAGCATCGAAGATAGTTGGGACGAAGAACGAACTACAGCTTGTAGACGAGCTTAGTCCTTTCTTTATTCGGTACACCAAGCAACAGGTAGCTCCTGAACTACCACCAAAGACCGTGACGAAGGTGCCGGTCGAGATGTATCCAGAACAAGAGGCGTTGTATAATAAGATCGCTAAGGCTAAGGACATCGTCGTAGACGAGATAATAATACCCAACATCCTAGCCAGAATCACTAGATTACAACAAGTTACCTCTGACCCTTCAGCGGCTGGTTTCGGAACTATGCCTTCCGCCAAGTGTGATTGGGTCGCTGAGTATCTCGAAGACAATCCTGAGATCGCGGTTGTTATCTTTACTCGTTTTAGGGCTACGGCAAAGGCTCTCGCAGCACGATTCGAATGTGAGTACATTGTTGGCGGGACCGAAGAGTGGCCTGAGTTCCTTGATGGTCGTAATAGGGTCATCACGGGAACCATTGCGGCTATGGGAGAGGGAATCGACGGGCTCCAGCGAGCAGACGTTGCGATCTTCGTTGACCAAGAGTGGTCGACAGCTCTCATGACCAATGCAATGGATCGTATCCATCGTTTGGGCATACAAGCTCCTAAGCAGATCATTCATCTATATTGCCCACACACCAAAGACGAGTTAGTTCTAAGAGCGCTGGATGAGAAATGGACTAATCAACAGCTCGTCTACCACTACCTAGAACAGGAAGGAATAGATGTTAACCGAAGCACAGACTGACTCCGTAATCAAATGCATCACTGCTGGCAAGAGTGCTAAGTTTGCTTTTGAAGATGCACCCTTATGTGAGGTGATTGATGCGATTATCGATCATCTTCAAAGTGAGCAAGTGGAGAAGTCACTGTTCGGTCTTAGGACGGAAGATGTTGTCGAGATGACACCCGAGGATGCCGAGAAGGCTTTTGTTCATCACGCAATGCACTGGGCGTTCCAACTGGGCGTCGGTGCGACACTCTTCGCCGTGAACCAAGACCTGACAGAGGACGAATAGTCTAAGTCGTCTAGACTTTCTCACGTAATTTTCACTTTCAAAAGTCTAATCTGTGGTATAATTGAATCATTGGTCCGGAGAACCACACATGTACGAAATACATATTAGCGATATACGTACGTTCAAGAGTTGTAGGCGTAAGTGGAACTGGAGTTCACCTCTACGAGAGGGTCTTGAACCTAGTGTCCCGTACGTTCCGTTCTTTACGGGACGTGCCATCCACTACTGCTTAGAGAACTTTTATGGACCTAAGCACACGCCTATGCTAGAGAGCCTTAGCGTGTTCCTCGAAGTAGAGAAAGGCGAAATGGAACGCGTTGGGAAACTGTGGCCACAGGAGAGCGAGCTCATTGCGGAGCAGATAGTTCTTATCAATGGTATGCTCCAACACTACACTGAGTGGGTCGAACAAGACATCTCTAAGTGGTCTGATAAGAACCTTGACTTCTGGAAACTAGAGACCGAGTTTTCTGTGCCACTTCGTACACCGAACGGTCGCCCCAGTCCTCGTGTCTTCTTAGCAGGACGCTTCGATGGTGTCGTAAGGCGGAAGGACGACGGATCATATTGGTTACTAGAACACAAGACAACACGATCTATCAGTGAGCTTGTATCCTCTCTAGATAACGACGAGCAAGCAGGTGCATACCTTATTGCTGCTGGAGAACTATTATCCATACAACCAACAGGAGTTCTGTACAACGTTATGCGTAAGAAGATCCCAACAGAGCCCATGCTATTACAGAGCGGCCTGTTGTCGCAGAACAAGCAGATAGATACAACGGTATACGCCTACATACGTGCTGCACAGAGAGCTCACGAGGCTGACTTTCCCGATCTAAAGGAACGTAATAAGTTCATCATGGATCAGTACGGTGAGTTCCTTCAACATCTAATGGACCAAGGTAATAAGTTCTTCTTGCGCGTACCTATCTACAGGACTGGGATGGAAATGCAACAACTCCAGCATGACTTGTGGACGGTCGCTTTAGAGATGGTGCGTCCATCGACTCCGATCTATCCGGCGCCTAGTTGGAACAATTGTAAGTTCTGTCATTTCCGTTCTCCTTGTCTGGCAACAAACTCTGGAGCGGACGTCGGCATCATCTTGGACAACGAGTATAGGAAGCGCGAGCCATGGCAAACATTCACGGAACTCGAAGAGGAGGGAAGTAATGGCAAGACGAATTGATCCGCGTAGTACTCCATATCTACGTGCTCTGTTCTACGGAATACCCGGTTCTACAAAGACTCGGACCGTTGGCACTGCATGTCTTGATAAACGATCTGCTCCGGTCTTATGGCTAGATGCTGCAGGTAATCCAATTAGCATACGCGAGTATGATCCGGGACCTGACATCATCAAGATCGAGGAGCTCAAGGACTTGAATGATCCATACGTGTGGATCAAAGCAGGTCAGCCGAAGGATCATCCTTTCTGTAAGCAGTTTCAACTCGAGCCTCCATACCGGACGTTGGTTGTCGATCAGATTACAGACGTACAACGTATCTCGTATGAACTCGTAACAAACAACAAGGAAGGGGGTCCTGGAGATATTCCCAAGCCACACCAGATTCAGCACTTTCTGGGCATCATGGGACAGATGGTCAAGTTCGCAAAACTCTACTATGACCTGCCACTCCACGTTATTATGACGGCACAAGAGAAGAGTGAGAAGGACGACATAACGGGTGTAGTTCGAAACGCTCCACTATTGTGGGGTCAGTCAGATGTTGAAGTACCAGGCTACGCTTATCTAGTTGCTCGTCTTGTTCATCGTGCCGTTGTATCTCCTGCCATCATGAAGGTTGTCGAAGACTCGGCTGGCGGCGAAGCAGAGAAGATCGCATCAGTTGCATTCTTCTTACCGTCAGGCAAGTATGTTGCTAAAGATCAGTACGGTGCACTGGGGCCTTACATGGCCAACCCAACGATCAGCAAGATGCTCGACCTCATATGGCCGGAGACCAAGAATGGCTAAGACCAACTGGGAACAAATGCTCGAACAAGATCCCGTACTCAAACGATCCCATACTGCACGAGGCTACAAGATGGCTTTGAAGGATGGTGTGTTTGAGCTACGTCTTGAATATCGTGAGTACGGCGGAGACTTCCGTTATGACCTTCGTATGTGGGCGTATATAGATGACGAATGGCGTCCGACAAAAAGGGGCTTAGTGATCTTCCCCAATCAAATCGAAGAGTTCTTGGATCTCCTAACCAAGTTAGTTAAGGGCGGGGCCTAACCCTAAACCAACCAACCATAACCACCCAACCCGAAAGGAAACTAACCATGCCTCTCTCAATTGATTTCTCTGAAATCCCCTCACTAGAACCCGTACCTGCCGGTACGTACCTAGCGACCATCATTCAAGCCGACGAAGGCGAAAGCCAAGCTGGGAACCCCAAAGTGGATCTCCGCTGGAAGATCATCGGCAGCGAGTTCGACGGTCGTTTGGTATTCGATCATTTAAGCTTCGCGCCTACCGCTCTGTGGCGCACCAAGTTGTTCTTGCAGGCCGTAGGCTATGGCAACGGCTTTGCTGGAACTATCGAAGCTGAGGATCTTGTTGGTAAGGTAGCCAACATCACAGTCGCGGTTGAAACAGGTCGGACCAATCCGGACACGGGGGAAACATACCCAGATCGCAATCGCATCGTGAAAGTAAAGGCTGCTGAAGCCGGCGTCGAGGACCTACTTTCCTAACCATCTAATCAACCTAAGCCAGGCATCTACCCCGCCAGATGCCTGGCAGTCTTTTTACTGGAGAGAATGTGAAGGACTTCCTCAAAGAGTTCCTGTACGACACTGGCCTACTTGCAATAGCTGTCGGTTCTCCTGGACATGTAAAGTACTACACAAGTGTCCCAGAAACTTTACCTGCAGACACTGACGTGTTCTTTGGACCGGCGATGAGGAAACGCAAAGGGGAAACTAAAGACGACATCCTCGGAACCAAAGTGTTATGGGTCGACGCCGACGATGAGCATAAGCCATTATATACACTTCCACCATCCATGATGGTACAGAGCGGCCACGGATGGCATTTATATTGGATACTGGACGAACCACTAGAACAGGAGGTAGCCGAACATCTAAACAAGCAACTCATAGCAGACATTCCTACCGCAGATCCAGCATGTTTCAACATCAATAGAGTACTCCGCGTTCCTGGAACTACCAATACAAAAGATCCGCCACGACCGGTTACGTTCACGACCAATATAGGAGTGACCTATACTAAAGAAGATATCATACTCTTAGAGAACCTCAACAAGAAGGTTCGTCATAAGATTCGTACTGGAGATTCCAGAGGATATCGGAGCAGGTCTGAACGAGATTGGTCTATCATAACTACACTCGTAGCTCTCGGAGCACGTGATGAACTCATCAACATTATCTTCCAACATCAGCCTTGTGGTGATAAGACGCGTGAGGCTAACGATAAGTATCTCGAACGTACTATACAGAAGGCACGTGAGAGTGGAGCTAAAGTAACTCCTGAACAGGGCGGAGAGGACTTCGAAGAACGAGATGACGGTTATTACTTTAGAGCCGGTAAGAGAGTTCAACGAGTTAGTACCTTTGTCATAACTCCAACACTGTTACTCGATGGCAAGGCATTCGAAACACAAGACGCGATCGTAGGAGATGTGACAGCCTCAGGCTTCACTTGGAAGGATGTTACATTTACGCGCTCAGCCTTTACGTCTGTTCATCAGATGGATCGAGAGACGCCTGTCGTTGCGTGGCAATGGTTAGGTCATGATGGTCATGTCAGAACTCTCTTACCGTACTTACTAGGTAAGTTACAGGACATTGGTCTTCCGCGAGTGGTAGCATCTTCAACACTTGGTCTACATAATCTCAACGGTAAGTATTACTTCTTAGGCGACACACAAGTCATGAGTGCTGATGACATCTGGGAAGGATACAATGGTCCTATTGCTTGGTTGTCTTCTCATAAGGAACATCCCAAGCTACAGCTAACCCCGAGCATAGAGGACGAAGCCCTGGCGGTGTGCAAAGACTTGTTGCCACAGATCAACGAGCCGGAAGTACTATGGCCGGCAGTTGGTTGGTATGCAGCGTCGTGTATGAAGCCTTGGCTAGAGACAAAAGGGTATCGCTTTCCGATTCTAAGTGTTGTGGGTACGAAAGGCTCAGGCAAGACCACTTTGTTGCAACGTATCTTGATGCCCCTGTTCGGGCAGAAAGAAGGTAAGTCGTATGACTCAGGGACAACGCGCTTTGTTATTCTGGCACTCTTGGGTAGTAGTAACGCTGTGCCGATTGCTTTTAGCGAGTTCAGGTATGAGTCCGTCGAGTCCTTTTTACGATATGTTCTTCTCGCGTATGATACAGGCCACGATCCTCGCGGACGACCTGACCAGACAACCGTGGACTATCCTCTCTCAGCTCCGTTTTCTCTGGATGGTGAAGACCTCATTGCAGACCCGGCAGCCCGAGAAAGAATAGTAACGGCACGTCTTGATCCAGGGGCCGTACAAGAAGGCACGGATGCATATGCCGCATATAACGAACTACGTTGGAAGATACCAGAAACGTTTGGCGGCTTCTTTATACAACGAACGTTAGTAATGTTAGCAAGTGGTGAGCTCGACGCGTTACTGCTCGACTCACGAGATATCATGTTTGGTGCATATCCACAAAGGATGCCAGATCGTATTAGGAATAACCACATTGTGACTTTCTTCGGTGCACGGTTAGTTACTCGAGCCCTTGGGTTGGATGATCCAGATCCTAAGACACTCGGTAGGTCTATCAGTACCGTGTATAATGTCGAAGCAGGTCGTGCTAGAACGATGGTAGACGACATGACCGAAGACATTGCCAATGCTTGTTCAACAGCGCACACGGCTTCCTTTAGATGGAAGTATGTTGCACCCGACGCAATACTATTCTTTCAGTTGTCTTCTGCTCATACATGGTGGCTTGCCAGTAGACGCAGACAAGGAAGGAGTGCCTTAGAAAGAGATGCATTAAGATCCCAACTACAAGAAGCTCCGTACTACGTACCTCAGAAGTCAATCGATGGCGTCTGGATGTACGGTATTGATCTTAAGAAGGCACAGGCCTCTGGTCTTGACGTGCCTGATCATATCCAAATAGCAGAGTTCACACTGCGATTCTAAAGGAGTAAGAGATGCAAAAGAAGTATTCAATATTGTTCGTAATACTGGCGTCCGTCTTTACCGTCTCTCTGATCGTCTCGAATATCATAGCAGGGAAGTTATGGGCTGCCCCTTTCGGCATCGTTCTCACGTGCGGCGTATTCCTCTTCCCGATCGTGTACATCATTGGAGACGTAGTTCCGGAATGCTACGGGTTATCTACGGCAAGAAAAGTCATATGGTTGGGATTCGCAATGAACCTGTATGCCGTGATATTCTTTTACCTAACTATGAAAGCAGCATACCCACCGTTCTTCGAGAACCAGCCAGCATTCGAAGCAGTACTTGGGTTCACGCCCAGACTTCTCGTGGCTTCATTCGTCGCGTATCTAATTGGAACAAACGCCAATGCATGGACGCTGGTCTTGATCAAGAAGTGGACTAAAGGTAAGTTCCTCTGGATGAGAACTATAGGATCAACAATCGTGGGTGAGAGCTTGGACAGCTTTGTCTTCATCCTGATAGCGTTCTATGGAATTCTTCCTAACGAAGCACTGGCACCAATGATCATGTACCAAGCCTCGTTCAAGATTCTGTACGAGATTATCGCAACCCCAATCACATACCTTGTAGTAGGTTGGGTCAAGAAGCAAGAAGGTATCACATCAGTACCAGACGCACCCGAGAGATTCGCGGCGTCTTCATAGGAGGTTTAAATGAGAAGTGCAGTGATTGCATTTTCAGGTGGGCTTGATAGCACAACGCTGTTGTATTCCATCCTGCGGAACGTAGATCGGATACTCGCGCTCTCCTTCGAGTATGGTAGCAGACATGGAGAGCAAGAGTGGAAAGCGGCTGTAAGGATTCTACAGGGATGGCCAGGAATAGGACACCGTAAGATACACTTGCCGTCTGGAGTCTTTACGGGTGGTAAGTCGGCTCTAATGAACGAAGCCTTTATGCCTCACCAAACGTATCAGGAGATCAACGAGTCTGTAGGTCCGTCTCCGACAGTTGTGCCGTTTCGTAACGCGAACATCATTTCTGTGTGTACTTCTGTGGCTGCAGCACAAGGCTACGACGAAGTCTATATAGCAACACACGCTACGGATTCTCACAACTGGGCGTATCCTGATTGCTCACCCGAGTTTATGGGAGCAATGGCAAATGCTATCTGGGTGGGCACATACGGAAAGGTTCGCTTAAAGACTCCGTTCACGTGGTTAACCAAAGACGACATCATTGAGCGTGCGTACGAATTGTGTGTACCGGTTCAACTAACCCGGTCGTGTTATGAAGCCACCGAAGCTGCGTGTGGCGTTTGTCCTACATGCGTCGAGCGAATCGCAGCATTCCAAAATCAAGGTTGGATCGATCCAGTCGACTACATGACTCAGGATATCGATTGGTACGGGTGCAAGCCTTGGCCACATACAGGAGAAAAGAAATGACTAACCAACCAAAACCAACTCCGACTGCTCCGAGACCTCCAATAACCACAGCAGCCGACATGCATGCATTCGTAGCGTCTCGCGATCGAGCATACGACGATGCATGGCTTAAGACTAGCCAGATCATGAAGATGCTAGGACTTGAAACTACCGCGATCTGGCAAACGCCTTACTCGTTCGCATGGCAGATGATTCTCAATAAACTCATCCGTGCTATGGCATCACCCGAGAATGCCGATCATTGGAAGGACATTCAAGGGTATTGTCAGTTAGTACTCGAAGAGCAAGCTAAGGCGAAATGACAAAGAGAGGGAGTAGGGGGCTCCCTCACGGAGGTAACAATGATAACTCGACCGAACGGTTTTTGTGCGTTGATAGCAGCCATGCTTATCCTTCTCGTAATATGGCTATGTATGTGCTCATCAGTGTTTATGTTGATTGGAGGATCCACACAATGAAGCTTGCAGTGATAGCACCACCAGAGTATCTGAACGAAATACACTACGCTCGTTTGTCGTATCACATGGCTCTCGGACAAGAACTTATCCGTAACGTTGCCTACTGCGATTGGTACCGATGGCGCCATAACCGAGGCGACTTCATCATTGTTGACAACGGAGCCGCCGAACCAGGAGACGAACGAATCCCCTTCGAAGCCGTCTTAGATGCAGCTGAGTATGTTCACGCAGATGAAGTGATCATGCCTGACGTATTATACAATGGATATAGTACGATAGCGCTGACAACCGATCCGGGAGTGCTTACTAATGTTCCAGTACGGAGTCGAATGATTGTTCCGCAAGGAACATGCTTCGAGGAGTGGGTCGAATGCTTCGAGGGCATCGCAGAGAAGATTCAATTCCGTTCCATCGGCGTCGCAAAGCACTTAGAGAAGACGGCACAAGGTGGTCGCGCCGCTATAATTAGGTGGCTTCATAATCAGCGATGGACCGAGGTCGTTGATATTCACTTGTTGGGTATTTGGGAAGATCCGATTGCAGAGATCAGGCGTACAAGTGATGCCTGGTGTGGCATACGAGGCATAGACTCGGGTGCACCGATAGCATATGCACAACAAGGTTTGTCTATAGATTCGGCAGGACACTACTCACTCGATTGGGTAGCGGACGCTAGCAGAACAATCATCAAAGAGAACATCAAGACATTACTTAACGAGTGTGCTAGAGGAGAGATTCAACATGCATCTCAAAGTATCTGACATGAATGGCAAGGTTACAACCATCTGCTTCGAGCGCGAAACAGGAACGGCAATAATTCTTCGTGCGCATCCAGAGCATCTAGAACGTGCAGTTGCTTTAGCCGAAGCGGAATCCGCTCCGTGTCTTCGTATTATGGTAGATCCGGAGAACGAACCTTTACTCGGCGAACTCGAAGACGAAGGCTGGGTAAGGACAAATCTTATCGTCTTCCAAAGGTGTCGACGCAATGACGGCAAAAATCACGTACGCTAGATGCGACGAGTGTTCCTTACAAACACAACCGTTCTGTCCGCCCTATATACCAGAGAAGGCTGAGATAGTCTTCGTGGGCGAAGCACCCGGTGCGAATGAGGTCCAAGAGGGTAAGCCATTTGTCGGTCAGTCAGGTAAACTTCTGGGAGCGGTATGCGAATCCGTTGGACACGATTACGAGAAAGCACATCGCACCAACGTAGTATGTTGTCGTCCTGAAGGGAACAGAACGCCTACGACCTTTGAAGTCTCTTGTTGTTGGCCGCGACTTCAAATGGAGCTGATTAAAGCACAGCCCCGCATAATTGTCGCGCTGGGTAAAACAGCCGCGGAGATTTTAATCGACGGGTACGAAATGTCACGACGAGGTACCTGGTTTGAATGGCGCGGTAAAGACTTGATCCCTACTTGGCATCCGGCTTATGTACTTCGGAAGCCTTCAGAGGTTTCAGCATTACAGCGTGACATAGGAATTGCATACGGCGGCCCACAACAACACATTCAGATCATTTACACAGCACCGGAGTATGAAGTGCTGCATAGCGGCAATGACATACTAAAGGTTCTAGACGACAACGAAGGTGAAGTAACGTACGACCTAGAGACTAACAACGTCATATGGTATGATCGTCTTGACAGGCCAGCGAACAGTATCTTGATGATGCAGTTCACTACAGAGGGAGCAGGGAACAAAGGATGGGTTATTCCAGATGACGTGCTCTACGACGACTACGATGCTCAACACGCTTTAGAGGTCATGTTCGCGACACGTAAGACTATAGGATACAATGCACAGTTCGATAATTGTTTCCTGCGCAATCAGCTGGGCATAAGTAACGCTCGTGTTGACTTTGACGGTATCTGTGCTAAGTACGCCATGGACGAAATACCTCCTCATGGTCTGAAACCTGTAGTGTTCAATCGATACGGTCTTCCTGATTACGAAAAGGACTTAGTACAGAAACACCTGAAGTCACGCAACGATGAATACTCCAAAGTACCATTCGAAGACTTAGCGCAGTACGGTGTCTGGGATGTAATTGCAACACGTACGCTTGCACAAGATCTTCGTGATGATCTAGTACGTGACGGATTGCTGGAGTGGCCGTTCAAACAGATTCTTATGCCAGCACAAGAGCTATTGACTACAATGGAGTTGCGAGGCGTGATGGTTGATGTGCCGTACTTGCGTCAGGTACAAGAGTACATGGCAGTCGAGATGGAAAGGCTTACAGAGACTATGCGTTCAATGTCCAACAGAAAGGACTTGAATCCGAATGCTACAGGTCAGATTGCAGAAGTCTTGTGGGATGATCTTGGACTGCCAATTAACACCAAGACTCGTGTATACAAGCAGACACCGAGATCGACGGCTCAAGAAGCTGTTGAGCATCTTGCAACGTTCAATCCTAAAACACATACACGTGTTCGTGAAGGAGATCCTTTCGTTGACGTGTTGATGGAGTATCGTAGAATTGCGAAGATGCAATCAGCGTATGTCAATAACATACTTGACTTCGTAGACATCAACGGCCGCGTGCATCCAAGCGGGAAAGTCTTTGGCACTGAGATCGGCAGGTTATCGTTTTCAGATCCCGCCATCCAAACAATACCAAGACCAGGGGACAAATACGGTGCGATGGTACGAGGGGCATTTATACCATCACCGGGAAATATGTTCGCTATGGCTGACTTCTCTCAAGGAGAGTTACGTATGTTTGCAGCTCTGTCAGGATCGCCGTTCTTGCTTGATGCATACGCTAATGACAGAGACATTCACGGAGAAGTCGCAGCTATCTTCTACGGCGATAACTTTACCAAGGAACATCGTGTGCACGCAAAGATGTTCGACTTCGCCTACATCTACGGTGGCAACGAGTATTCGTTCTCGCGAGACGCAGGAATGCCTCTCTCTGTTGCAACCAATCTAGTACGGAAGTTTGATGCCGCCATTCCAGAAGGTGCATCGTATCGTAAGAACCAATTTAAGCTTATGGTTAGTCAAGGATATGTTGATACCCGTTTTGGACGACGACGTCGAGCTCCCCTCATAACACAAGAGAATGCAGATGAGATACGTAAGGAGAGTGTGCACTTTCCAGTTGCATCATCAACACACGACCTTACTTTATTGGCTGCAGTGCAGTTAGAGAAAGAGGGGATACCTGTTGTCATGGAGATTCATGACAGTATCATAGCCGATGTGCCAAAAGAAGATGCAGAAGGAGCCGCGCATCGCATCGGCGAAGTCATGCAGGACTTGGCAAATAAATGGTTCCCAGAGGTCGTATGGAAGACAGACGCGGAAGCAAAGAGCAGATGGAGCGAGCCGCCAAACTTGTCGCAGACAGAGGACGAGCTTATCTAGTTAAGAGAAAGGCTCGACGAGTGCCACAGGTACAACTCTTTAGCAAGAATCTCGTCGAGCTAGATTTGTTATGTCTTGTGTTCGGAGGAAATCATTACCACCACTTATCCGGGCGAACTTGGATGTTGCAAAGAAAGGTTGATGTGAGAAGGCTGGCAGAGATTGTAAGACCGTTTCTACAGGAGGGGCATCACTTACAAGACCTCTACCAGCCTCCACAAACCCCGAACGAACCTAGTTCGGCGGTGGCAGAGCCTCATGAGCAATATTCCGTACGTGATAAACATAGTCTTGGTTAAGAGTCTCACTACCTGCGAAACCAGCCGTTACAATAACCTTACGAGCCTCACGATAGAGAGTGTCATCGAGAATGCGATTGTCGTCAGACGTCAACGTAATCTCAACACTAGATCCTGGAGTGAGGCTCGTTGAAGGAACAATTTCAATACTAGACGCAACATCCCAGATTCGGTACGTAACACTAGCGGGGATCTCAGGCGCACCGGCTCTGTCGTAAAACTGAACGGTCAGCCATGCAGTTGATCCTTCGTTCACTTCGAATAGTACGTTTGCTGTCATATCTCCACCTCATCTAATTCGATAGTCATAGTTCGTTTTGTGCCACCTGTTGTTGCAGAGCGTTTACTAAATGCTCCAGTCTCTGAACGTCCTCTTGCCGCCGTAATCACAATCAATGCTATAAGTGCTGTCCACGGGATTACTGCTACAGTCTCCGCTACGTAAATAGTCTCTGATACACTTATAGTAGGAGCAGATACAATTGTAACCACGGTCTCACCAACTGTAATCAACTCCATGGTACTTATTGTCATCGTTTCAGAAGATGCCGGTGTGTCAGTTACATGAACAGATTCACTAACGCTAACATTTATGGCACCAGCTTCAGTTACCAAGACAGTCGGTACATCAGTAACGCTAACCGTTTCGCTGCGGCTAATGTTAGGCACACCGCTCATTGTTACTGCATCTGTTACCTGAATCGTTTCGCTGGCGCTAGTTCCAATCGTGGGTCGAACTGTCGGCGTATCGGTTACACCAACTGACTCGGTCTTACTAATTGTTCTGATTACAGCAATCGTCGGAACGTCAGTTACACCAACTGACTCGACTTTACTTACCTTCTCAGTATCACCTACCGTAGTAGGTACGTCGACAACATTAATCGTCTCGTTGACGTTGATATATAATCTACCTAATTCAGGTAGAACAATATTCGGAGAGTCCGTAACACCCACGTTCTGCATGACGTTGATGTTAGGAACACCACTCATAGCCGGAGCATCGGTTACACCAATCGACTCACTTACGCTAATTGTAATCTGACCCAACTCAGGAAGGAATACAGTTGGAACATCGGTAACATCAACAGCTTCAGTTACGGAGACGTTAAGAAGTGTCTTATCTACGGTTGGAGCATCGGTAACACCAATTGATTCGGTCTTGCTAATGTTAGTTGGTCGTGAAAGCGCTGGAGTATCGGTAACACCAATCGACTCGGATTTACTAATACTAAGAAGTAACTTGTCGATCGTTGGAGCATCAGTGACGCCAATCGATTCGGTCTTCGAGATGTTAGTCGGTCGTATAAGAGTTGGAGTATCGGTTACCTGAATGCTCTCGGTTTTACTAATGTTAGGAACACCGCCCATAGCGGGAGTATCAGTGACTCCAACCCACTCACTTACGTTAATTGCAATCTCGCCTAGAGCGGGGAGATACACGTTTGGCGTGTCGGTAACGTTTACAGACTCAGCCTTCGATATGCTAACTTGGAGTTTATCGATAGTCGGCGTGTCTGCAACACCAATCGATTCGGTCTTGCTAACATTGAGAAGCAGTTTATCAACGGTCGGCACATCTGCAACGCCGATCGATTCGGTCTTACTGATGTTGAGAAGTGGCTTATCAACAGTTGGAGTATCTGTAACACCAATACTATCAGAAACAGATAGTTTGATTTCGACTACGACTTCTGGGTGGTCAGTAACAATAATCTCATCGTCGTAGTACCACGGGTAATCTGTTACTGCTACCGTATCGCTTACACTTACCGTCTGAGGAGGCTCTCCGCCCTCCTTTACAACTATAGGAGCATCGGTGACATTGATCGACTCGCTTACAGATATATTGATTATCAGCTTGTCTACTGTCGGCACATCAGTGACGCCTGTAGATTCAGAAACACTAATCTGCTTAGCAGGAGTTAGTATTGTTGGAGTATCTGTAACGCCGACACTCTCGGTCTTGCTTACATCTATTTGTAATCTGTTAATAGTGGGAGTATCTACAAGAGCACTAACAGTATCGGATACGCTAATGTTCTTTGCGGGTGTAAGAATTGTTGGAGTGTCGGTTACTTGAATCGACTCGGAGCGGTTAATATTAGGAACACCACCCATAGTCGGAGTGTCCGTGACACCAATCGACTCGGATATATTTATGTCTTTATCACCAGAAGGTGTTACAACAACTACCGTAGGATGATCGGTAACAATAATAGTCTCAGAATACCATCGCGGACCTTCTGTTACTGCAACGGACTCACTAGAACTGGTAGATAAAGGTCCAGGAGGTCCAAGCTGAACGGTTGGCGTATCCGTTATAGCGCCAACAGTATCAGATACATCTATATTAGGTACGCCACCCATTGTCGGAGTATCTGTAACATTAACAGATTCAGAAACACTGACGGCAATTTTGGAGGCGGTAGCTCGTGGTGTATTAGTATAGGTGATGACATAGCTGGCATGGGTAACACGGATGTCTACGTAATCCCCATTCGCCATCTGAGCACTGTCTAACTGCAATGACCACTCGGTCTCAAATAGGTAACCGGCCGAACCAGAGTTTACACAGGCATTGTACTGGTCCTTCATTCCGTTGTTATCAGTCACGAAAGTGCCAGTACCTCCGGTAAGTTGGGTGGTGCAGTCTTCGTCGTTCCCAAAGTTGGAGGATGCAACTATCTTGACTGGCGTGCTATCCGTTACTGCCGCATACCCACCTGTGCCATTCTTTTGATACTGTAGGGTCCAGCTTTGGTTTGACCATGATCTGGAGTTGGTTTCATCCATCCTGAAGCGGACACGGAAGTTCTCATCCACATTGATAGTGGCGTTGGTGTTCTGTGCTTGCTTCCAGGTAGCGGTTGTTTCAGTGCCATTGTCGTTTCTAAGTCGGAATGTTATCTGGGTAAAGGCAGGAGAGGTCATTCAGATGCCTCCTTACGTACTTTACTTAGATCTTGATATGCTGCCTCGTGAATATGGTTGAAGGCATCGTTACTAATGGTTCTCCCAAAAAGTACCTTCTTACATCCTGGTGTTTGTAAGTAGTCCCATAAGCCAAACAGGTCGACTCCTGTCCATCCATCCTCTCGAAACTGCCATATGTAGTAATCGGAGTTCTCATGTAGATGCGGAAAGTCATGGCAGTCGACGATACAAATAACACCCAACGAGGGAGCATTATAGACATCTCCCTCGTACGTATAATTGCCGTCGTAGAATATTTTGAACGTCATGGTGTGTAGATCTTCACTCCGGGTTGCGAGCTATTCTCAGGACTGATGTTAATATTGATGTCGGTTTCTTCCCCTTCATATACTACAACCAGCTTAGGTCTCCATCCAGTAGTGCTATAGTCAGAAGACCAGACTCCCGGGTAACCAGTTGAACCCCATCCGACAACACCGTAATTACCACTAACAAGCAAAGCAAAGTCTGTTAGACCAAGCACTATGTTATATTCTGTTCCCTCGGCATCGTCATTGTCTACGCCAAGGTCATATGTCCCCATTTTAGTTGCTGATAGATCTGTTCCTTCCGAGGAACAACCTGCGTCATCACCACCATCTGAGCCAACATCTCCAGCCCAACGAGTACTCGTTCCTTCATTTGCGTAATTCCACGTTGCTCGTTCTTCGGTCCATGCGCTGTTACCTGAATATATACGGTTGACATACATATATACTTGTCCCCACCAAGTATCTGATGTATATCTATGAACGTACAAATTAGCATTGCCTATTGTCTTACCAACTAAACTTGTTAGGTCAAATTTCAAAAGAGCATGGGGTGAATTGTAATCTCCAAGAGTTCCTGATAACTGTCTAAAATATAAAATTAAACTCGAACCCTGTTCGTCATCTGGATACTCCCACCAGACAAATGTGTCGTAGGCTGAATCAACATTTCCGCCATAACCATCTGTAAATGTCGGATCGACATAGATCGGGTAGATTGCGTCAGTTGTGTCTACTGACCATTCAATGTAAGTACCGTCATAAGTTTGTGTTACAGGTATGATAATCTCATCTGGGATTGCTCCACAAAATGCTTTCGGTTTGTCGATATACCCCCACACCAGACCATCCGTAGTGCTTGTTAACTCTCCGGTTGTAGAGTTATAGATTAGCCCCGTAAAGGATATCGTAAAGCGAAGACGAGTATAGGCATTCGAGTTCTTTAGAATAAACTCGGTCTTTATTCGCTTCCATATGTTGGTTACAGAAGCGTACAGATTCGTCATGTCCCACTCAGTCTTATTATTCATCCAAACTGGAGTAGGCAGATTCAGATTGCGCCAGCTATTACCATCCCAGTATTGCATTCCTGTTATATCTACGTACTCAGTAGATACATTACGCCTAGGGTACCAACGTCGATTGCCACCATTCCCCATTAAAATAGAATGGCGAGTCTTATCACACTTCTTATTGAAGCCCGGTGTGGTGTCATCAACGAAACTCTCGTCGACATCCTGCCATTCGTCTAGGTCATCCTTGTAGTGCTGGTCGTGGATAGTAATAACGGCCTGAAACCTATTGGTATCAGCATCGTAGTAATGCTTTTCTTTTCTACCACGTCTTGATGTTACTTCAATGTATGCCATATATCACCTATGGAGTATATATTCGCACGCCGCGTTTGCGGGTAGTGTTGCTATCAATACAAATACCGAGTGCGGTTTCTCCTTCTTCTCCCATATTCGGTGTATCGTTGATATTGATTGTTTCAGTTACCGATAGCTCCAACTCACCCCATCCCTCAAAGTTATCTTCGACAACAAAAATCGTTTCGGATACAAAGATAGATAAAGCGACTAATACTGGAAGTTGAACAGTAGGTGTATCTGTCACACCAACTGACTGAGTTACGTTGACGTTCGGGACACCACCTATTGTTGGAGTATCTGTAACGTCGACGGATTCGGTTACGCTGATACTCCGATCTGTTGATAGTGGTCCGATAGTGGTGTTATCATCTCTGATGACTAATTCATCTAAGTATATCGTTCCCGTTGAACTTGCGTTGTTTTGTACCTTGCCGAAATAATACCAATCGAATATACTGAAACGAGTATAGTTGCCAACAGTTGTTATTGACTCTTTTTGATCTCCATCAATCCAAAGAGTCAATATACCGTCATTAGAGCCATTACTTACTTCACGCTTTAGGTAGACCTCGACATAATGCGGAGCGTCTGTTATTGTATAAGTGGAAGTGGCAACAGTAGTTCCTTCGTCGTTTATTGTTTGAGCGTATATGTAATAAGTTGTGCCTGTTCTTTGTAATCTTACAGATAAGACCCAAACACTAGCATTGTAACAATTGAGCGCAGTTACCATATCTCCAGAAACTATTGCTGCGCTATTAGGGTCTACATAGAATCTTGTCCTAATCATTCCCGATGTGTTTCCGATTGGGTAGTGGTATCCACTCCAATTGGAAGCATCATTCAACAAACAGGCCATACCGTAAGAAGACCCTCCCATAGCTGCACCAGCAGTTACAGTCAGGTCTCCATCGGTATTTATAATTCCACCATTGGGAGTGCCGGTCCACTGAGTGAAGTCGCCTGTCTCGAAAGTAATTTCGTAAAGTTTAGCCACTATGCACCTATAGAAGAGCCGTCGTTATTAGCTTTCCAACTATCAAAATACATCGTTCCACTTATCGTGTAGGATGTAGATGCTCCTGCAGTGACACCCAATCTCGGAGTAGAAACACGGAATGTATCGTTATCAACCGCAGTAGTCGTCTTCTTTTCTACACCACCCACCCAAATTGTAAGAAATCCGTCATTTGCTCCAGGTGCAGACGATGCCTTCCAATCCATCTCAATATATTGTGGTTGGTCAAGGATACTAAAAGTACCTGAATATAAAGAAGTGTTATCGTCTTTGAAACAGTATGTGAATAGATAATATACACTTGATGAGCAGTACAAAACCACTTGGTATATTGGTCTTGCATAACTTCCTGCCTGAGCAATCACAATATTTGTAGTATCAGAACAACTTATCGAGTTGGGGTCAAAGTAGAATCTTTGCCTAATACGGGTTTGTGGCTCGACATATCTTGCAAGAAATGCATGTCCAGCATAGTTTCCCAGTGTGGTTGTCCTGGGAGTAACAGCCATGCCATAACCACCAACTAGAGCGGCAGATGCAGAAACAGCAATCGTACCTCCGGAACACCTAACATAGTTTCCGAGGTTGCCTATATCGGGAATAAACTTCTGGTCTTCAAATGTGATATCAAATAATGTTGTCATACACCATCACTTGTCCTATCTCCATACTCGACATAAAGGTAGCCATCAGTGCTAACACCAAACCATAGCCAAGGCAAGTCTCCATATAGTCCCTCGACATGGTCTTTCATAGCATAAGGAGTAGTGTGGTCTGTAACATCGTTATAATTTATCGTGCGTGTTACTCCGCCTATCGTGAAAGAGTAAGACCCTCCTGCCACCCAGTTGCATGATAGACTAGTGACATTATTCATCGTAGGACTAATCCAATTTTTATGATCTGTTATGGCATCAAGGAAATTATTAGGAGCATCCCACATTCCTGATGAAGCCCATTCGAAGTCAGCGTATTTATTAATTCCTCTTAGCTTGAATCCAGTCAACCTAGCAAGATAACCCGATGCACTATTTTCGCATTCCTCAGAAGACTGTCCAAGCCATATCGGGACTGTATCCATGTCTCTAAGGTAATCCCATCTGATATTCCACGGAGCGTTATAGTTCATGGCAACCACAAAATCCACGTACCCATTATCGACCCATGCTTGCCCATCCTGTTTGTTAGTAGGAAGAGCTTTTCCATTTGCAAGGGAAAAGAACCCAAGTCTCATTCCAGTAGGCACACCAGCAGATATCGCCTGAACAAGTGATGTAATATCTGCGGCATCTTGTGAAACTACACCATCTGTACGGATATAGTCCAACATCATCCCTGCTAAGCCAGTGTTCTGTTCCATGAAGTCGATCATCGCATTGGCCATCTTCGTTCTGGATGACTCAACACTATACAAGATAATGCCACCAGGCGTTTTATAATCCGTAGTATCAGGAATTGGGTCTAGTAGAATGGCTGTCGTCCCGCACCAGTTGGAAGAGTACATAAAGACGAACCATGCCCATACCTTTATACCTACTGCGGCGGCCTGTTCACATAGATAAGTTAGTGGTTTATCTCCACCAATACTTACTGAAGTTTCATAGCATAGCGTGCTCTCTCCCAATACAGGTCGATTGCTTCCACTAGGAAGGTAACACAGTACAGCTATATCTGTCGCATATCCATCTAACTCGGATAGAAGATTGTCAATATAGGTCTGGCTGTTAGCTTGCATCCATAAATCACTTCCTTGAGCCATAGCCATCATACGCATATTCGTATTGTCACTAACGTATAGTGTTCCCATTATGTCAACAATCCTTTAGACATGCAATATCACTTCGAATCATCCTTTTAACTGACCTGGACCTGTGTCTTTTACAACAACAGATTCGACAACCGATATACCAAGGTCCGGCGGCTTAGTATCAATAATGCCTTCTACAGGAGCAAAGATAGCTTGAGATCCTATCTCTGCACCACAATCGGCACACACTAACTTAGCAACGTTGACCTCTTTAGTAACCCACGTTTGAAATCTGTGATTACACATTTTTGACCTCCGCGCCGGGATCGAACGGGGGAAACTGTTGACCGTTAGGGTCGATGTGCTTACAGAAGATGTTAGTGTCCAGTAACAAAGGATATCGTTTATCTTTAAGCTCATCCCAGTACTCCGTCCATCCGGCCTTACGAATATAGTCGCCTTCAATAACTCTTGTACACCACTCTAAGTCAGTTGTTCCGTTGACTGCGTTGACAGAAGCGGTTTCCGGATCGTATGCTATCCGACTTGGTTGTACAAATACTTCACGAGTGACCATTCGGTTCCCGTAAGGTATCTGGTATTCTTTAGCGTCATCCCACATTTTGCGAAGCACACCGCAGTGTATTAGTAATATGCCGGTAGGTACTCCATCAACGTAGACCTTATCGTGAAGCTTCCAATCGTAGAACGGTCCGTTTCCGCGACCGCGGTAGATTAAAGGCTCGCACGGATTGCTCTTTGTAAAGTACAGTCCACTCACAATCGGATGACTCTCGGCAGTGATATACTCACCGAACCTAATCATTGCATCTGGCGGAATTAGTACATCATCTTCGATTAGCAGTAACCACTCCATACCCAAACTTAGTGCTTGCTGCACAATTAAGTTCTGAGCATCTGCTACCGTATAGCCGAGTGTTGCGTATCCACCCATAAACTGAGTGAAGAAAACGGCCGACCAATTTGTGGGCATCAGTTGACCCCAACGACAAGCAGCCCATTCGTAACGAATGTTCCCTAGTGTCGGAGTAGCAACTATTACTCGATTCACGTAGCCCGGATCACCAGAGAACCTAATTACATTGTGATAGTCACTGTTGACTGGACTATTCTTGAACTTCTTACGGATGAAAGGCAGTTCAGGGTCGCTCATAGTGCCCTCTTTCGTAAGACTACTTCCATATTACCGAATGTCTCCCAGAACACGTTTTCGATCTTCCAGGGTTTGGGTTTATAAAATGAGTAGAGCTGTCCGCCAAAGGACTCCGGATCAAAGTACGTCCAGGTATTTTCATTCATCGCATGACAGTGTGTGGGATCCTGTAGTTGACCACCCGACCAACCATGAGGGCAGGAGATCAGAAACGGCCCACCAACTTTCATTATGCGCCATACCTCGTCCATAAATTCGACGAAAGGAAACCAAGTATGCCCATCTGGGCGAAAGGCCACCGTTGGTATGTGTTCAACAAGATGTGAAGACATAGCAACGAGGACACACTCGTCTGGCAACGGCCAGGGGTGAATATTGACATCATGTACAATATCCACCCCGGGCAGCGGCTGTACATCCATTCCGACGAAGTTTGGCTGTATGTGCTCTCCGCAGCCGATATCTAACCGGATACCAGAGGCATCCCTAACCAATTCTTCGATGGTCGCCATGGTAACTCCTTACGTGAAGTTGATAACGTAACTGAAGTTCACGTTCTGGTTACTGGCGCACGAACTTGAGGCGTAAGTATTGCCACAGAACAAGGTACCGCCGGATGAAGTGTTGAACAGCCCGATGTTGCTAATGTTCTGTGTTGTGGTGCAGAAGTTCCCACTGCTCACAAATGTGCCGGTGATGTTTAGTGCCTTCGACGTGTTGCTAGTAGCTGCGGTGAAAGTAGTACGTGCTTGAATCTCTCCTTGCAGTGACGTACCCGCGGCAGCAGGCTGTGTACCGGTGCCGAGAGCACAATGAGTCAAATACTTCGACCCACTAATAGATCCAAGCGCGCGAACCAAGTAGTCGTTATAACCGAGATCAACAACCTGATTCTCGAACCAACCTGAATCACCAACAACACCCTTTTCAGGGTCGTCGATTTGCACCCGAAAGAACCCGCGGACTTTAATTGCTTCCTTGGGTGCCTCCTTGGTACGAATCAGTTCGTCCAAATCAAAATGCTTTTCCATCATTCAATCTCCTTAAGTAGTTAGATGTCCCAACCATGCAGTCGGGCTTGTTCTTCTAATTTCGTGACTCTCTCGTCCATAGTCTTAGCACCGGGCAACCTCATGCCCCAAAACTCCTCCAATGCCGGAAGCGTAGTTGGCCACAGATTAATGTCCATTGCACGACCAGCTGTGCCAGGTAGTATGACCTTGTCACCCGAACATTGCCATACTCTCACTACACCAGGACACTGTTTAGTAGGATCTGGGTTCCACCCATAAGTGTTAGCTCTTTGTTGCATTTCTTCCCATGTCCAAGTAACGCGATCTCCACGCGGACATAGGTAGTAGGGATAACGTCCCCACCAGTAGTCTCCGCCAGGCCAGTGCGCAATCGTACCCAAGAACCAACCGCCTGTATAGATTGGAGCGCGCCATCTAGCACGTGTGAGTTGTATAAACTCATCAACCTCGTCGGCGTATGTTTCTTTGGGATACTCAGGTTTAGAGACTTCGATGTCTGGGAAGACGATCGTGGTTTCAGCGGGTACATGAGCGGACAACCAGTTGAAGTTTGCCACACCGTCCACCCAAGGATTGTAGACGAAGTATGGAGCGCGTAAAAAGAGTTCCGCTTGACTCCACTGATTATAGAAGTTGGTGTCCATGTGGTGGCCACCGTTCATATCGTTGATTCGGACCATTAGACCAACGACTCCCCCGTTGCGTAGTACGAGTTCGTCGATATCTAAGGCGCCTTCCCAAACATCACAAAGCATTAACATTACTGTCTCCTCAGCTGATCTTCAGCCAAAACCATTCTTCCACCTAACATATAGTTCGTAGCTTTATAAGTGCCTGTGTTGATTATCACGGCTGCAACAAAGTCCACCAATGGATACCAAATCCACTCACGCCAGGTAGGACCTGCATACACACTTAAGAAGCCGAGTGCACTCAAACCAACCACAACTAGTGTAACCGCAAACAAACATCCGACCATAAGGAGCTGCTTTTGCTCTTGCTCGAGAGCTCCATACCACTTATTGAATCCTGGAATATACCAAGCCAATAGCGATATCAGAACAGCTATTACGGGTAGCAAATTAAAAGTTAGTTTCGTCTCCATCCTTTTTACTCCTTAAACCTTTTGATACCCTGCAGTACTTACAGGTTTGGATCCAAATGTAAATGATGATCACGATCACTGTTGGCACTAAACTCAGACTGTTGAAGTCTACGACTAGTGCATTGTTATGTGTAATGAAGTATATGATCGACGAGCACCAGAGTAGGACAAACACAACAGAAAGCGCAATTACAAGTTTGCTAAACTCTTTATGCTTGTCATAGAGTACGGTGTACGTATACACCAACAAGCTGTATACCAACAGCGGATAGGCCATCAGTCTTACATACAATAGCAGTGCGCTGATTTCTTCTTGCATCATCCTGACCTCCCGATGTAGGCGGCTACGGCTCCCACAATAAGTGTGAGTGCAGCCTGTGCCATAGAAAATACAGATAACCTTTCTTTCAAAGTTGCTATAGTCACCTCCTGTTCGTTTACGAGCTTTTTTAGATCCTCGATATCACGTTCCATTTCGGCAAGACGCTCCTTCGCAGTCTTCCCTCCATTCATCATTGGTTGAGTCGGTATGTCGGACATGCTTACCTCAACTAAGATCTTTAATCATCCATGAGATGGTCAAAACTTCGACCGGCGTAAGTTCGACTCCGTCCATCGAAGTAAGGTCGATTTGATAAATCTTCACATCTATCTCGCTATTAACGAGATCTATGTACATCGAATCCCACTTCTCTTGCTCTTCCAGTGGTATGTCGTACTTACCGGTCTCTGAGTTGAGCGTCCAATTCTCACCAAGCAACTTTATCCTTGTCTCGTCAAAGATCTTAAGTTCGTCATCCACCACTTTAATGTTCTTTGCTAGAGCGTAAGCCACCTTAGCCGGCATCTTTTGACCAGCAAGTCGTTGTAAAGTAGATTGGGCATTAAGTAAATCTATAATCTTCATTTGCACTCTCCTCTTATTCTGGCCCAGATAGCTCGTAAATTATGTTTACATTAACACCATCTCCGTTAGCCATCGCAAACGGACTTGTTGGTGTCCAAAGACTTACATTGCTTCCTTCAGCCCAACTATTCCAATAACTTATAGTCGACGCATTGGCACCTATTTGAATGGCCCTATAATAGTTCGCTGTTGCAGCATCTCTAAAATGGGCAACTCCATAATAGTTGACCGTACCATTCCTACTCGTAAACGGCAAGCTAAATGTATGATTTCCAGTTCCGAAGGTTGTTGATGAACCAAATACTAAACGTATCCATACTTGACACAACCGTCCAAAGACGTGGTACCGTGCGTCAAGAGTCCCATTTCCAAGTGATGGCTGAGTGCCTCCATCAGATGACCAGGTAGGAGTATATGTTTTTCCTGCCATCCAATTAAGGACATAGGCATCATGACCTATATACTTTACCCACGTATTGTCAACTGCCCAAAGAATACCGTACGGAGAAAATGGCGTAGATGGGTCGGTAGTCTCATAGAACGTGATCGTCTTATCAATCGGAGCTTGAGTAGTACTGCCAATAGTAAGTCCTTTTTCTATCTGCGCATCACCAAAAATTTGTGTGTGCGTGGTGGAGAGCGCAATTGTCATTGTACTGTCTGCTCGCACACCAATCGCTACCGTTCCATGTGGACTGGTGGCTGACAGGAAAACAGCGGCATCTGTTCCGGCTGTAGCCGTGTCAACTTCCAAATTAGCTTTATACAACACGCCGCTCTCAAGTGCACCCTCCAACCAAATAACACGAAAGCCGCTCTCTACCCATTTAATACGGTGAGCATCGGTAAGACTAGAAGCTAACTGCAAGGAATAACCATCCTCGTCAAGCCAAACAACCCCGTCTCCAGCAGTTAATGTACCTGTAACACTCATTGTTCCGCTAATCAGCGCGGACCCGTCTGTTTTGAACTCCATAACGTTAGAAGTGTAATTTCGTATACGTAGACCATTCGTACTATCCATTACAATATTCGGCATACTGGAGGCGTAACGACCAATCCCCACTCCGTAAGTGTCAGTTCCGTATCCGTATAACCCATTTAGATTCCCGATCGCCCATACTTCTCCAAGATCGCTATATGTAGTACCTGTACGCACATTACCCAATATAGTCGGTCCGATGTGTGCGGCCGATCTTACCGACCTCATAGAATAAATATCGATAAATCCGTCTCCGGTGGTGCCAGTATTTAGTGCGGCATCGCCAGCATACCAATCGTTCGCTCCGGATCCGTCCAAATCACGAGTGCACGAATAATAGTATCCGTTTGGAGGGTCTGCTGTGGCTCCACTAGTAATCAATATGAATTCAACTTTCCCGTCGGCCTCCAGATAAACAATGTCGTTGTTTGCTAACTGGTTATGCTTGACATAAATGGTCGTACTTGCCGCCGCTAAATCCGTAGTTAGCGTTGTTGTCGGCGCAACAAGAATTCTGCCTCCAATCGTTGCAAGTGTATTTTGAGCTACTAAAGTCTCAACCCACAACTCTGCAGCGTATAGTTGCAAGTACTTCTTAGAAATCGAACCAATGTTGGTTCGATAACTTATATTGGGCATCAAACTTGTACCACCAATAATAAAACTATCATCTGTCATTAAGGTATCGGCGTTAGATCTGTATAAATCAACATCTTTAGCAGATCCCAAATAGAGCTTTTCCACCGTTAATTCACCACTAGAGTTAGTCGCCAGTATCGACGCAGTAGCACCAGGGTTGCTACTACTGGCTAATGTGATTGTTCGATCTGCAATAAGAGATCCACCACCAGATAATCCCAAACCAGATACCGAAACACTCTTATTCAGTTGATCGGCATACAAACCAGTAACAAGTTGACTTTGTGCATTTGCGTTCAGTGCAAATGGTGCAGCGGGTGAAGTGGGTGCAAACGTATGCTGCACCGAAATCGACCGAGCAGTGTTTATGTGAACATACTGCGTGTGATCGTCATCAGCCAAGCCAACTAGCAATCCGTGGTCTTTCACACCTCCAGTGGCACTTACAGCGCTGGTGGACTGTCCAATCCAACTCATGACACGAGGTTTTATCTCACGAAGAATGGTGTCAATGTCACTCATGGTTTATCTTGCTCCGGTATTACACCTACGTTCCAGGGTGACGGTTCAGTTCTGGGATATAGGGTACCTACCTTATCCAAAAAGCTATAAGAATACTCATCAATAAAAACCATGTACGGATCTGCAATACGAGTCGAGTCGATGGTTGATGGAATAACATCGTGCATTCCAACCCATTTTCCAACAGGTGCCCAAAATGGGGGCCATACCGAGCCGGTAATATCACGTACACGACCACTAGAAGTCATAAGCAGTTGTGGATTGGTCGGTCGTGCTGGCTCTTCGTATACACGTAGTACTTTATTAACCGTGACCTCAGCAAGCATACGTCGTGAGTTTGAAGTACCTGCTTTTAACAGCACCAACGCTTCAGCAAGTCCAGTTGTTGTTCCTGGTCGATACGGACACGAGTAAACACCACTCGCAACGTCAAGCTTTACACCACCGGTAAGGAATTGACCACACTGAGTTGCCAAAGTACTTAGTTGCTGCGAAGTTTCGATAGATCCCTCAACTTCGAAGTTCATGTCTGCATCCGGACTTCGCGCATTCCATGATGATCCGTTACCATACCTAAAAACACCACGTGTATAACCGAGTTCTTCGTTAACGTCAATCCAATAATAATTCGACGAGTCGGCAGCGCCAGATCTTGTTAAAACGAGCCAGTATGTTGTAGCAGGTGCATGCCAAACACGTGTGTTAAGATCAACCATCATCCAGTTGTAGTCTGTTGGCACCGAAGTTCCAGCTGCTAAGGCATAGGCTAATTCCGTTCCTGGAGCACCTGCAACATCGCTATAAAGAGAAATACGTACGTTATCTGCAGGTGACCCTTCCTTACGCAGTTTGATCAGGACTTTATCTGCATACCAGCCAACCGCGACTCCTAATTGATAACTCTGTGCACAGAACATATGACCAGAGTCGTTTCCAAGCTGATGAACCCCTTCACCGGATTCTGTATACGCTTCGTATCCAGAATTGTTTAAGTAGTACTTCCAATCTAGAGTACTCCACCATCCCTTACATAGTAGTGTGGCGCTAAGAGATCCTTGCTGCCCCGACATGTACCAAGTTGTCAACGGGTACTTCTTCTCTTCTAAAAGCAGGCCACGTTTTACTTCGGCCAGATTTGTAGAAACATCAGATAAAGTAGCGATTAGCTCCTTGGTGCCATATGTTGCAATGGAGACGTCATTCTGTTGCCAGTCGGTTATTACTTGCTGACCCACAACGGCCTGACCAGGCGTCATACTTGAGTACTCAACGGCAACCTTGTTAGCCATAGAATCAAGAGTCACTGCGATCTCGAGTGCATCGGTTCTAATTTGGACTTCATTAATATAGCCCCAAAACAGATTTTGTGCAAAGCTATCAAACATTCGGATCGGACAGCGAAGCCACTCGATAAGATCGTAAAGTGATTCACGAGTACCATACGCAGTTATAGACGCTTCTACAGGACCGCCAAGAGAAGCAACACGGTAGCTATTGGGTTGTAACACGACCTCACCCGTAGTGGGTCTGTATGATGTACCAGCGCGGTTAGAAATCTCAATGAAAACGTCACTCATATCTGTTTTCTCCGCGGACGATACCAAGCCTGAACAGTCATGGTTCTTCCAGGTACAGCATAGGTATTGCCGTTCCAGAAAAAGATGATACGATGTACGCCTGTTGATTCTGGTACAGGAGTAACTTCTAGCCAAGGACCGTATCCGACAAAGTTATAAAGATTCCCGGCAGTTGTCCATCCATCGGAATAGAGTCGCTCACCAATACCATCGTCAACAAGATATGCCTGATACCCCAAACCGTATGCATTCTGTAGTAGTTGTCTCCACTTATCCATTGGTGAGAACAGTATAAAGTCAACGTTCATCGAACCGGTACCTCCTGCACGTTGTACCGTAATATCAAATTGTTCGGGATAAGGTGTTCCACCAATCATTCTTACGGGAGGTAATTGAACGGCACCGAGGCATACGACATCGTACCCACTAGGACAAAGAATTTGTGGTCCCGACCAAAGTGTTGTAAGACCGGAGACAGCTGTTATCTTAGGTCGTAGATATACATCAGTGTAGATATTCCAAACTTTCGCGTAGATCATAAAGTAATTCGATCTAGCAGCCAACAGCGTTGTAGATGGGATATCCCATCGACCGAGCGTTTGTTCGGTGGTACCAGTCCAGGATAGTGTTCTAAAATATCCCTCGCTATACAAAGTATAGTCTGGCGATCCTGGTCCTTGAGTTCCCATAGTTGTTGACTCGCCCTCAATAACATGAGTAAAGTTCGCAACATCGCTTTTGAACGTCATCCCGATATATACTCTGTTAATACGATCCGCGTTGTTGTACGTATTAGTCATCTTTAGTCGTATTCGCGAGGGCAGATCTCCGGTTAAGTCGGCGTTATCAATGTCCAAATAGTTATATCGATCAGTACCGCCACCATTTGAATCACGAGCGTTGTCTACCTGCTTGCCGCCTGTCCCCTTCGCTTGACCTGGATTATATAGAGACAACTCAGTTTCGGTTGACGCTTCCCAAAAATAGGCGCGCACAATGGTGACGTTAAAAATGACCTTCCCTTGACCTAAGTATAAGTCTAGCGCCTGAGGTTCAAGATCGGTTGTAACACTCTTCAACTCGCTTCGCCAGTAAGCAGAGTCGCCGTCTGGCTGTACTTCGATGTACACAGGACTCTCGTTTGGAGCCTCTTGATAACGTCGTACTCTTTCCCACATCCGATTTAACTTTCGGATCGCAGTAGTGATCTGGCTCCAAGTACCGCTAACATAGAGATCTATTGACTCGGTTACATCGTCATAGGCCTGTGCAATCATGTCGGTACCATCGCGCGTGATCTTCGAGACAGTTAATGTACGTAGTTGAGGAGATAAGATATCATACTTGACTATCTTACCATCAGTCGTTCCATCGAACGTAACGGTTGTGGTTCCGTCGGTAAATCGTAGTTTACTAGCCATTGCCACGGTTCCTTTGTATCGAGCGCGCTATAGAGTATGCCATTCGATCAACGTCGATGTTACTGTTGATGCTGTCAACATTCATTATTACCGTTACTCCTCCTACTCCACCCTCAGTACCGACTCCCTCAAATGCTGGAGCAGAAGCACCCAGTCGTCTAAACATCGCCGCAGTAGCAGGCAGTCGTTGACTAGTCATCACATCTAGTTGATTATTTATACCCATCAAACTCAACTCAAATGGTGAGGGCGAGTGACCGATGATCCAATCGGGTAACTTAACGTTCTTGATCTTCTCGGTGAGATCTTTAATGAAGCCAACAACACCACTGATGATCTTAGAGATTGCGTCGAACTTACTTCTAAAGTTCTCAAGCCATCCTCTAAGTGCGGTTTCAATAACAGGTCTGAGATGCTGGTCCCACCACTTTATAATGTCTTTAACTGCCGGCAAAATGATGTTGTTCCAAAGATTTCCGAGAGCTTCAAACTTCTTGGTTACCTTATCACCGACAATATCTCCTATTTTTTCGAGTGCTGGTTTGAGATACGTGTTGAAAAGTCCGGCCAACACTTGCACTGCCAAACCGAAGACGGCACTAAGAAACTCGGCAACCGCTTGAAACAGTGGCCATAAGGTTCCGGAGATAAAACCCCAAACAGTTTGGAGTGCAGGTAGTAATGTATTCGTCCACAGTGAACTAAGGAAAGAGATTGCAGCACCAAGAACGGTACCGACAACGGTGGCAATAGTTTGAAGAATCGGAAGTATATTTGTTGCAAAGTAATTGTAGACGGCCATAGCCGCTGGCATCAAAGTGTTCGTCCAAAAGTTTGCCAACGTTTGTAATGCTAATGGAATGTTTGTACTCAACCATGCCCATAAGCTTGCTAGGACCGGGAAAAGCACAGTGCTTATCCAGTTCCACACAACTTGAATAGCTGGTAGTAGTACCGTACTCCACACATTAGCAAGCCACGCAACGGCTATTGGTATATTGACCTGTAGCCAAGTCCAGATTTGCATGAGGACGGGTTGCAGCCATGCCCACACTACTGCGACCTTTTCTTGTATGCCTCCCCAGTTATTTTGCCAGGCAACGGCTAGCAACGCAATTGCACCTACGATAAGCATAATCGGCCACGCCGCACTAGAAAAGAGCATGCCGAGAGATCCCACAACCAACTTCAACGCACTAAAAGCTTTCCAGGCACCCAATAAGAAGTTCACTCCGTATTTGAATATACCGAAGAACAATGCAATGCTTTGCCAGTTTCCCGCAAGAAACGTAATAATAGTTGTCACCGCTGGAAACAAAGTATTCGATATAAAGTTAGCTACTTTCCCTATAATGTTCGTAATAGTAGGGCCGTTGTCAATAAGCCAGGCAACAAAGTTTTGAAGCGGAGTGAAGATAAGATCAATCCAAGACGCCGCTTTCTCTCCTGTAGCCTGTTTGCCGAACGAGCTAAAGATCTTTCCGATCGTCTCAGATATCTTATCGCCATTTTGCACCCAGAATGTCTGAAGCCCAACAAAAGCCTTCTTTAAGTTATCGACAACTTCACCGACAACATAAGCTCCGGCATTCCAGGCTCTGGTGATGAACCTCCACATAGTTCCAACGGTATCTACAATCTGGCTGGCTTTCGTGGGTGGCATGAAGTATCCCAGAATCGCGCGCCACTTATTAGATGCCGATGATGAGAAGTTAATTAAGATATCCAAGCTCGCGAGAACTCTTTCGACGAACCGAGTAATGGGGATGGACATTTCTTGAAGCTTACCGCTCTCGCGAAACGCGATAAACTTGTTGAGTATGTCGTTTAAGAAAGTGGTAATCTTTTCAGCAGCCGGTCCAAACAACATGGGCATTGTTAGTACAAACACGTCGTGGAACGTCGACTTTAAACCGACTAAGGTACGTGCCATGCGTTCAGCCGCACCACCAAAGTTTACATCCGCATACTGTGCGAAGTACTTTGTAAAGTCGCCCCACGAAATTTTTCCCTCGTTAATCGCCTTATTAAAGTCAAGGTGTGTTTTAATCTCGACTCCCATTTGCTTTCCAACGTACTTAAGTACGCCCATGAGGTCGAAACCTGCTAGTGCTAATTGACGAATATCAAGTGCCGTGACCTTGCCTTGTAAACGAACTTGTGCAAGGTTATAGGCCATACGGTCCAACATACTATTATCCGCACCAATACCAGCAGCATTTTGTAGTAGTGCATTTGTAAGAGTCATGGCTTCGTCGGTTGTAAATCCGAACGCCATGGCCATCTTATAGGTTTGTGTTACCGACTCTACAGTATAAGGAGATAAGATAGCAATGTCTTGCAATCGGGCAAGAAGTTCGTCCCCCTTTATTGATGCTTTGTCCCAAGCATCAGCAATAGATGTAGCAGCGCCTGTCTGAACCATCTCTCTCGCGGAGAGTTGGGTCAGCGCCAGATCCATTTGCTGCATATATGCCACAGCTTCGACAGTCGACGAAACAATCGAGGCAATGCCAGATGCAATGCGCTCGAATACCATCGCACCAACGATGGCTGTGGCATATTGCAGAATGGAACCAAATCCAGCTGTGATGCGTTTGAAGAGACTGCCGGTCTGATCGTGACCAACAACCTCCAAAATCATGCGGTAAATACCGTATACGGGCATGACTACCTCCGCTTCCCTGCACGCGGTGTACTTGGGCTACCAGATTTATGTGCTCTGGCCTCTTGCACTTGTGCTTCTTCGTCTATCAATGCAAGATGTGCCATCACAACCTTGAAGTCTTCTTTGTGCAGTTGGCTAGGTGTGCAGTGATACACATCTCTACAAAGTATTAGCTCAATATACTCGAGCGGGGGCTCGCCTACACGCGCCCAAAGATACTTGGCGAGCCCTAGCTTGAGTTTTTTGCTTGAGCCTTACCTGTAATTTGCTCTACCAACCACATGATCTCATTGGTCAGCAGGCTCTCGATCACGAGGCCTTTGGAAGGAAGAGGTAGAAGGTCGCCGTTATCATCGACCCAATTCCATTCAACAACGGCATCCTTAAGCAGACGCTCAGTGAAGTCCTTTTCTTCATCAGGTTTGGTTTTCCCCTCGCCTTTCTTCATTGCTTCGAGGACCATACCGAAACTCATCTGATGAAAGACTACATAGCTATCTTCACCTTGAATCTCTTCGCTACCGACCTTAAACGTGCTTTTTCTTGAAGCCATTTAGCACCTCTTATGCGACAGTCGACTCAGTGATGGTTGTGCATTTGATCTTGGTGGTAATCAATACCGGGTCACCACTGCCTGCCTCACCTTTAGGATAGGGCGGATCAGTCACGATACCGACACTAGAGGTAAACATCTTGTTACCAGAAGTGCCGCCCTTAGGAGACCACCGAACGTACAGATCCGAACCGGCTTCGTATGCAGTTTTAGTCATAGCATACGCCTCGTTCGTGGCTTCTGTATAGATTGATTCGATCGTGATCTCGTAAGATTCGGCTTTACCTCGGCGGACAATAGCATTTAACCCATCAAAGGTGTATGCTTCACCAGTAGCACGAGCACCACCACCAACATCGATTGTGCTCGCCATACCAGAGACATCCGTCCAAGAAGAACCGTTAGCAGAAAACTCAACCTTGCAGTTGACAAAACTAATTCCACCAGTTGTCTGGGTCATAAGGTCTCTCCTTTAGTAGGGCAATGAGAATACGGCGATAGTGACACTTGCCACTTGACTAAAGTCAATATACACCGAGCCATCGCTCTGATTAAAAACTTCAGGGGGGAACCAAGTGATCATTCTATCACCCGTGGTGATAGGAACAGTTACTGCACGTGCTGTAATTGTCTCACCTTGTGCCTTCCCTGGAGTCTGGAAGGTAGCGACACAAGCTGTACCTCCAGCGTTTTTGATCTCTACCACTATGGGATTGCCGGAGTTCGGGAAGCTCATACCGTCCACGTGTGCAGCAATAAACGTAGGAGCAACACCAGCACCAGTGATGGGTTGAACAGTCAGTGCATCTCGAGCCATGGTTACCCTTCCTCAGCCGGAGTAGTTTCAGTAAGAACCTTTTTCTTCTTCTCGTCGACTAGTTCAATAGCTCCAGCTTCTAGAAGAGCTCCTATCCCTATGCCATCGAGATGAGAAAGGTCAACCGTCTCTCCAGGCTCATAGTACTTGTTGTCTTTGGTGTGCCAAATTTTGGTCACCACTTTGAATGTACTCATAGTACCTCCATTACGAGTGGTATCGCTTCGTATAGATATGCGACACCGCCTATCGTAACTTTGCTAACAGCACTCATCGTATCGTAACTCAACGAGTTCCAACAATTTCCTGTCGGATTATCGGACACAATTGAAGCAATGTCTGCTTCTAGAGCGTCCATAGTATTCTCTGCGTCTTCTTCCGTCCATGGCGGAACTGCAGTAGGATCGGCATAGAGGATAAACGTCTCTACAATGAAGTGAAACGTCGTCTTTACACCTCTCATCGTCATTCGAGGTCTCTCAGATGCGAAACCCGTAACAACAACGATCGGAGACTCGCCACCAAAGTCGCTTGGTAAGTAGCTATACACATGTTGTGCAATAGTCGACCTTGCTCTGATAAGAGATGCAAGCGCTTCTCGTGACTCGCGACGACTATATGTCATTGATGGACTCCTCCGGGCATTCTACCCATATATGCCGCAACACCTCGCCTAACAACAGACTCACCAAATTCATCTAATGTACGTTGATAAAAAGCGTGTGATCCGCCACGAGCATGTTCTGCTGCCGCATACGATGCAACTGATCGAGCAGGTCTCCGTGCACGATGTTGCATAACGTTCGGATCAACGAAAACCTCACCACGCTGGTGATTTGCATCGTAGTCAACACGATGTGAGCTTGCTAACGCACCCGTATATATGTGTGTTATTGCTTCCGCGTAGTCACGCATCTCTTCAAGCGTTTCTCTTACAAGTTGAGAGAACGCACCTCGTTGGATAGTTTGAAAATCTTCTATCTCACGACGAAGAGAGGCATAGTTTCGAATCCGAACACGTATGATTGGTTGAGCCATTATCTCTTTAGATCCTCAACGTACAGATGTAGAAACATGGTGTCTTTCCATTTCCACTCCCCAACAGCCTTTACAGGATACTCAGTACCGCCTGACGTAACAAGAATATCACCGGCAAGAATGTCGGCCTCTTGCATGACAAACGTCTGAAGTATTTCGTGAGGAGTTTCAATGACGAGCCGGAACCGAACCTCGGGATCTATAGGATCAAGAGGCGTGCACCGTATGTTGGTAAGGAATACAGTAGGAGTACCACGTTTACCTCCAACGGTAACGGGCGGCCTCTTGAAACTTACGATCTCGGTAGCAAGCCTTTCGGCTCCGGCTACACTCATGACGCAGCCTCCGAGTAACCATCTTCACGTACCAACCCAACAGCAAAGGCAGTATTCGCACCTCCGCCACCGAATTGACTTCGGAAGCTTGAGGCCATTGCACCATACCGCTTCGACACCCCTGAAAGAGTTTCCTTTCGGGGACCGACCGTAACATCAGCAATACGAGCCCACTCGATTGAAAGAACCTCACAAACAGCAGCGACAGCTCGATGCCAGTCGCTATCTTCTTGTGTAAGAAGTAAAGTGAGCTCTTCATCGCTAAAGTTGGATCCATCGACTCTTACCCCCGCTCCTTCAGTGACGTCGCCAGTATAGAGCCGAATCTTACCAATGTCGTTGTTGATTGCATACGTGAACGTCATGGTTACACCTCTTCAGCTTCGGCCTTAGCCTTAGCTTTAGCACGGCTAGCCTTTGTGGGGTAGCCTTCAGGCTCAGTCTCGATTACAATCACGGTCGCAGCCTCAACCTTTACTTCTTCAGCTGCTTCGGCTGCTTCGGCTTTGAGAAGTTTCTTCATGCAAGCCTTATGACCGGCTACACCAGATCGTGCACCGTCAACATGCTCTGCGAACCATGTTTTTTCTTCGATCGGTTTTCCACAAACAGAGCATGTATTCGGCAATCCAACAGATGTCTCGATGAGTTCCATACAGCACCTCTATTACGTGATAGTCGGATCCACGTAGCTACCCGAGGCATAGGCGTAGTTGGCAACACCAGCAACACGATTGCCAACACCAATACCAAAGGTAAAGTATGCGATCGCATCTTGCAACGGGAACTGCTGAATGGTTCCAACCAGGGTCAAGCCTAAAGGATAACCCTCTTCGGTTCGAACAAGTAATGGAGCACCTGGATTATTGAAGCCGGCGGGCTTGAATGCACCGCTATACTTAGTCGGCAGACGAGGTTCTGGACGTACACGGAACCAACCATCTTGAACCTCCAAGATACCGATGTATATTTCTTCTGGTACGATCGCCCGAGATTCAACACCGGCGGTTGTCAACCAGTCACGATACGGCTTCTTGAACTCGGTCTGTGCAGCCCAGTCTCCCTTATCGGCTTCTGCAACGATTAGATCCCATGGAGGATTGATGCCGTGCTCGAGCAGATGAGCAGACATTGCTTTCAGAGCCGCAGTGCGGCCGGCGGCGTCGTCTGCGTTGCGCAGGAAGTGATTGTGCGTATAGAGGAAGTTACGCCCCATATACGATGGAGGAATATATGCCGCATCAGCGGTACCACCATCAGCGAATGGAACAGACTTTCCAGACGTCGCAATCGTTTCCGCAGCAGAAGTGAACATGCGTGTTAAGACACGATTCTGCCACAGATTGGTACCACGTTGGATTAGGCGGGCAATATCACGATCGATCCTGGTCATGTTGCCGCGACGCAGCGCCATGTAGGTCCAACCTAATGCGCCACCATAATCGTGCAACGGTAGCATGTGCCCGGTGAAATCGCCGTAGATCGGGTCCGGACGTGCATATTCCGAAACTTCCGCAAGTACGGCAGACTCACCACCAACATCGTACTCGAAGTTTATGTCTGTGGTTGTTTGAATGTACTGAGCCAAGTAACCCTGGGAGAGGCTCCGATTGAACAGGCTGATTGCAGTGCCTATGCGGCGTACAACAGCGTCGAAGGTCGTACCGTCCGCCAGTTCCCACTTCTTCAAGTAGGTCAGGTCCCAGATGGTCGGTAGACGCAAGATAGTTTTGAGGTCAGAGTATCCAAGAGGCATGATGGGCTCCTTTACATCTCACTAGTGATTAGGAAGATGTCGGCAGCAAGTGCGATGCCCATAACTTTGGTTACGGTGCCGGCTGCAGTGTCAAGCTTTCCAGCTGTGTCACTTACATAATGGCGGTTACCGGGGGTCATGCTAGTCCCTACGGTAACGGGTCCAAAGTACGCAACGCTTACAGTTTCACCGGATGCGGCTGCCGTAGCACCAAAGGTGCCACAAGAAACCACAATACCGACTGCATTAGCGGTACCAGCGGCACCACCATTCGATTGCTGAACCTTGCCATTGCTATCAACGTAGACAAGATCGCCCGCGTTGACAGTTCCACCCGCAACAAAGTCACGAATTAATGCCCCGGGGAGAGGTTTGACCCTTACAGCAGTTACAGTAATAGCGGTCATTGCAAAATCTCCTTAGGTTTTAATATTGAACCGCTTAGCCACTTCGGCTTCTTCTTCAGCGGTCACGATGACATCCGAGGCACCTTTCTTAGTCGCATCAGTACTCGTTGCATTAGGTGTTTCGGCTTTGCGAAACAAGTAAGGGCGAGTTTTAGCCAAGTCCTTCAACGCCGCAGCGATATCCTCGTCGTCAAATCCTTCATCCAAAGACGCTTGAACACGACCAACAGCATCGTCTAGAGCCTCTTCGGAATAGAACGGTAACTTCAACGTCGCAGCAGCCGAACGAATTGTGCCACGCAACTTAAGACCGGCATTCTCGGCTTGGAGAGTAGTAAGCTGTTGTGATAGCTTATCCATCTCCTGTTGAAGCTTCTCAGCCTCTTTTTCCTTCTCGCCCGCTTCACCAGGCTTCTGGGTCGACGACTCTTTGAGGGCTTTAAGTTCAAGGCGTCGTTTTGCTGATTCGCGATTCGCTCTTTTTAGAGCAATGCGAACACTCTCTAACTCTTCCTTGAGTTCCTCTAAACTCATCTCACCATCGCCACTCGCACCCTCGGCACTCTCGGTCGTTTTAGTTTCTTCAACGTCGAGGTCACCTTCAGGTTCAGTGACATCTGTTTCACTACTCGGTTGTTGACTCATCCTGAGCCTCCTCTGTCATAGATACCGACTGCTCGTCGGCTGCAGGCGCGTTTGTTTGCGCGCTGGCTTCTTCATTAGGATCCGGACCCATCGAGATCAGCATACGTCTGTATTCTTCGGTCTTCTTCATTTCCTCGACCTGTTGACTCGAGTAGCCGGCCTCTTTCCACAATTGAGGCAACGGTATACCAAGTTCGCGCTTTAGAACCAACATCTCGATACGAGCATTCTCATCTTGATGTCCCGCTGCAACCCAAAGCGCTTCGAACATTACTTCTTCATCAATCGGCGATGTACCAATGCTTCTGGCATTGTAGAGTCGCCTCATGATGTACATCATCTGTTCCCAAGAATTACCAAATCGTACTTGATGACTCTCGACCTTAGCCATCAAAGGCCCCTCTTGTTCCTTCAACGTTTCTTTTGCTGCTAACCCACCCCAAGTAGTGAATCGTGCTGTCGGTGTTCCTGAAAGCATTGCCATCCACAACATAAATTGCTGTGCAGCCTTCATTAGAGGTTCAGGATCGGCAGCTTCGATAGCACCGAAAGAAACTTCGTCACGCGACCTGGTTGTACCAATAATCTTCCCAGGTGCGATTTTTAACCAGTTGGACCCGTCGTCAGCGGGTTCTTTCCCATCATCTGTAGGAATAAACCCCAACGCGTAGAAAATACGAAAAGCAGTCATGTCAGTCGTATTGACTAAGTCCACCACAGACTTGTTGACTACGTCCTGCATGGGTAAAGCTTCCCATACCTCACTACGTAGACCACGGGTCCGAAACGCAATTACTGGGATTCCCAGCGGTGTGCCGTCTGCGGCCAGCCAAGGATCCGATGATAGAAGCGTCCAATTAGCTTTTAAACCACCACGCACGTATTTATCGATATGATCGGGATAATACACATTGCGACGCTCGATCTGTGACTTGTCTGTCTTCTCGACCCACTGCTTCACCGCGAATTTCGGTTCCTGATTTGGGTCATTATCAGGATATGACACCCAACAACCAAAGTCATCACCGCCGGTAGACGTGTCTGTCCACCTTTGATGTGGAATTGCCACCGGTATTTGCTTCTCTTCATCCCAATCAACAACAACAAACGACTCACCATCACGAAGTGCAAGCTCATGTACATCTTCTTGCGACGCATCTAACTTATTTTTTGTCCACCACTCCCACGCCAACAAGGCTTGCTCGGGTTCTGTACAATCGAACCCTTTTACGTGCAGTCGTTCAACAACGACATCAATTACTGACTTGACTAAATTCACACAAAACGACGGACCATCACGACTTTCGTCACCAAGAAACTGCTCTTGACGCTCGGTCAATTCGACTTCTTGGTCGCCTTGGTAGTATCGACGGACAAGTAACACCTCTTTTTGGCGGTCGACCTCAATCGTTGTAGCCGCTTCAGCAAGACTTAAGGTAAGAATGTCGTCCATTACGCTATATTCAGACATAGTTATACACCACCGTCATATATTGAGGCATGTTTATTGCCTGTAAGGCGAGAACAAACGCCATTGCACGGTCGTCATGGCTACCTTTCGGCGCCTTTAACGTTGAGCCGTCGATCGAAGCTAGTTGCATATAAGTCTCGAAGGTGTGTATGGTAGCACGACCATCACGAAAACACTCGGCAGCAGTCGTGTATATCTGTGCTTTGCTCTTTCCTGATGTCGTCCAACCATAGTCACCTTCTTGTCCTTTCAGAACTTCGAGTTTCGAGTGCTCTCGGAGCCAAGCAATCACAGTATGTCCGTGATTATTTCGCTCCACCATTACTTGGGCCTTGTTATAATACTTGCCCAACATATCAACGTACTCGGCAAAAGCCGTTGGTTCAAACTTATTTGAGAACGTTGCAACCTCTTCACCCGACATTTTGTCCAGAATCACACAAGACGAGTCATCGGAGGTTGGGTTCCCTTCCGCCGGATCCGCACCAATAACATAATCTAAGCCTAATATTGGCTCGACATATACTTTCAAACTGGGAATGGTTGGCGCGTTAGGCGCTTTCACTCCTTTATACTCGGTATAGTTCGCCGTCAACCACTGCGGCGGAATACGTTTCGAGATAACTTTCGGCGCTAATGCTTCGGCATCCGTTGTTGGATATTGTTGCCAAAGATCATCTACTGCACCAGTTCTAGTCAAAACGTCCGTTTTCTGATCTTCATACCACTCAATCGTACGTGCCGGACGTACATTCCAAGGCAAGAACACAGCTTTCCAAGAATTTTCATTAGCCTTCGCCGCGCGATAGTATTGCTTGAACGCGCTATTCGGCTCTTCCTTATTCGACCTGGACAACAGAATCATTTGTCCACCTGCATCGATTGTTGGCTTCACAGCATTCATCAGCGCTGGTAAGTCGGGCACAAGATCAGCCTCATCTACCATTACTACGGAAGCTGTGTAGGAATCTCCAGCGGTGGTAGGAAACGCGTATGCAACCGATCCGTTTTCAAGGTGCCATTCGTGCTGACTGTCCACCATAGCTTTTACTTGCATCCAATCGGGCAGTCTTTTGTGCATTCCCTTCAGTCGATACTTTAACAGGTAAATCGCTTCGTCCTCTCGACGTGAAAAGAGCAAAGCGGTTTGTGCTGGTCGGTACAACATCTTCCAGAGGATATAAGATAGGCACAACCAAGTCAATCCAAGCTGTCTCGCTTTCAGGATAACCACTAGGAGGTTGTCCTCCAAGACCTTGAGCGTTGAATATTGTGCCGGCCATAGTTCGAACGGAACCCACTTTGTAGCTACGGCATCCAGTATTCGGCAGTAGTTGTGAATGAAGTATACGGCACTTGCTTCGCATTTCAGCCATTCGCCTCGAAGGTCTTCTTCTCCCAATCCTCAGCCTCCTCTCGAGCTCTACGAAGATCATCAGGTGTGATCTTCATTGTCACCGTTTCCTGAACGGTCTTACGAGGAACACCAACACGATCTAAAATCTCGCGTGATGCAGCAACTCGGTACTTCGGATTCTCTAAAGAAGACACAAGTGCGAGTGCTGCGTCAGGAGCGGCGTCTCGTAATATCTCAATTGCCAACGCAACAGAATCTACGGTTAACGTTGCGTACTGCCGGTCATACTCACTTGCACGTTCCCTCCACCCGTACTGTTTAGCCATTGCTGCCCAAACACGCGGGGTATCCACTTTACCGTTGTCGTCCAAGCGTTCTGGATGTTCGGATTTACAGTACTCGCGATAAGCACCTGCGACGCTTCTTCCGGCTCCGGCGGTAAGAAAGTACTTGAGAAACTTGTAATACCATGCATCAGTCTCTCCTGCCAGTTGTCTTGGCATAAAGGCGACTTCAGGGTCGATCACCTCTTCACGCAAGATTATGGAATCGGCTCCCATCGAGTTAATCCTGTCTTCTCTTCAACCTTGATCACGACGTCGGCCTTATTCTTGACGAACAGTTTCATTTTCCCTTCACCATTGACGTAGGGCCCATCAGGTGTCTCAGCGTAAAAACAAACATCGGTAACGTCTATATCATTTAGATATAAACGTACTGTTCCAGACTTTGTATTCGATGCGGTTATGAGTTTCATGGCTAACTTCCTAAACCAGAAACGAACCCGCAAAGAAGGCCATTCCAACCCATCCAATACTTACCTTACCTGTTGGAACTCCAATCGCTTGCAGGATGAAGCATACGATCGCGACAATTAAGAATATTACACTCAACGTTATTTTCATAGCCATCTCCCTTCGTTTTTCACAGCCCCGGTGTGGAGTCCATTGGGCTCGGGCTCCACATCTACGGGCGTTACGTTCCCCGCCTAGGGAACGATCATCGTTGCCTTCGGCCGCTGCGTTGACGTCGCTTGTAGGAGGTCCGGTGTCCGACAAGTTGACGTTTCGTGTGCCGCTTGACACGTTCCGGAAGATTCCGCATAGTTTGCGTACTAGTATGTTTCGCATAACGACGCGCTATGCGCGGGTGTTGCGAGTACATAAAACGCATTTGGGCTTTACTCTTAAAAGGCATAGTTAGCTCATCGCGGCGCAGCGGCCGTTCCTTCTATTATTGTACCGGATGGAGGTCTACATGCATCTTCTCTGATTCTTCTTCCGTCTTCCTTTTCAAGTAGTTTTTGAAAAAGAGTATGTATATAGAGATATGAATGTCTGAACAAAATAATTCCCGTGTTCCAACACATATGTATTCATAGTAGTGTATATTTTTAAAAAACTACTTGGATAGAACAACCGAAGAAGAATAGTTGAAAAATTAGACAACCGTGGGATATAATAGATACATAATGGAAAGGAAGGATACTATGGATGAGACCGAGATGGAAAAGATTCGTAAGTCGATCGTTGATGAAACGGTCAAGATGTATGAAGCGGGAATGCCTATCGGCGGGATAGCCGAAGAATTAGGCAAATCCGTCACGACGGTTTATGCGCTTCTTCGCGAGGGTGGAGTTGAGCCTAAGAGACGCGAAGAATCACAGACCAGAAGCATTGTAGATGCGTTACCCAAGGAGATAGTAGAACAGGTCACACTTGATTATGTCAAAGGAGTCTCCATGAGTAGAATTGTCAGGACGTCGGGTTTGTCGATAAATACGGTCTACAAGATATTGAAAGAGACCGGTACGGCTCTACGTCGCAGTGAAGACAATAAGGCCGCGTTCGATATGAGACTTGAGAAGGCCGTTCAGATGTACAAGGACGGCGATAAGTTGATCAAGATCGAAATGGAGACCGGCGTACAGTCGAATCAGCTCTATAAGGCGTTGTACAAGCAGGAAGTCCAGCTTAGGAGAGACATACCATGAAAGTACTGAAACTGCATATGCTACCCGGTGAAACACCTTTCCGAGCCGTTCGGAGAGTAGTTGATGAAGTCGGAGAGATCTTCGGAGTTGACATCGAACTCGAGATGGAAGGTGGTCCTAACGGTCCCACTCGTGTCGAGACTCACTTCTTAGTAGATACTTTCAGAGTTGATGTTTTTACAGAGGATAAGTGGCAGCGGATTGTGATCGAGCTTCACGCAATTGCTGAACGTGCACTCCAAGGTGACGGTGGGTGAAAATCGCTCAAAAATAATTTCTCGCCTAACCCCGCAAATACCCGGGGTAAACACCCCAAAAAACCAATAGCCCCCCTAGGCCAGATACCCCGTCCCGGGCCTATCCCAAAAACCCCAGCCAAACGTCACGGTTAGAACGGGACTTTTGTTACGGGA